GTGGTGTTCCATGCTTCTAGCAGTGTTTCAGGATCATAGGATTGAATAAGAGCAGAGGAAGGTACAAGTGAATTGTTTCCAATCATGGGTTTTCTTCGCTTAACAGATGGTGCAATAATGGGTGCTTCGTTTACAACTTCATTGCGAGGTGCTTCTTCAACCTGCACTTCTTCTTTTAGAGGTTCATTTTCATTTGAAGGCTCTTCTTCCTTTTCGTTTGAAGGTTCTTCTTCCACCTCTTCGCTAAGGGGTTCTTCTTCCTCTTCTTCGTCTTCTTCGTTTTCCACTTCATTTTCCACTTCGTTTTCCACTTCATTTTCCACTTCGTTTATTGCCTGCTCCTCCATGACTTCATTCGCAACCGATGGAGCTATACTGAGAGCTTTCTCTACCGATGCCTCTTTTATCGACTCGTCTTTTATCGACTCGTCTTTTATCGACTCGTCTTTGGGTGAGTTTTGTACATTCTGTTGTACTACGCTGATAGGTGCTGGTTCAGGAAGCTTCTCTACCACCTCTGAGATCGGTGCAACAGGTTCTTGAACATTTTGACCGATAATCGGTTTACGTTTCTGACGCTTGATAGAGGGCTCTGCAAGTACTTGTTCCTTAAGGGATTGTACCTCTGGTTGTACATCTGGCTGTACTTCTGTTTGTACAACAGCCGCCTTTTCTTCAACAGCAGGTAATTCAACAGGTTGTTCCTCTACAGGTAATGCCGCAGGCAATGCTGCAGGCAATTCAACAGGTAATGCCGCAGGTAAATCCTCTTTAACCGCAGGTAATGCCGCAGGTAATGCCGCAGGCAATGCAACAGACGGTTTCTCTTGTATAACAGGTTTAACCTCAGGGATTGCCTCAACAGAGACCTTTACAGGGGGAGCAGGAGCTTCCTCTTCCGTATTGGGGTCAGCAAATGGATCATTAATAAAGGTAGGCTTTCTCCGAGACGCCATACTATTTGAGAAGAACATTTCATTTAGGATGTACGATGCACATAACGTGAAGGAACATTGGTAGGAACAGCGTGAAAGTTCTTCATAATCTTACCTGCTTTTAACAACACCTCACGTTTCTCTACGTTATCCGGACGAATCTTGGAAATGGCCTCCTCTAACGAACACCATTTGATATCTCCAATTTCCCGTGTCATATGAAAATTATCACGGTTCATTTCAACTTCAACCGATTTATGACATACCGCAATATAATACTTATGACAATAGTGAACTTGGTTGGAACCAAAGAACGTTTCCGAAATAGACTGGGTATTTTGAATGATAGTAAACTCGTTGGAGTGAATGCCCGTTTCTTCCTGGAATTCTCGAATGGCACATCCAATATCGGTTTCATATGGATTGCGACGGCCTTTCGGAAACCCCCATTCAGGATCAACCCATTTACTTGGATGTGCATCGATCAATGCAGGTAAACGATCCACAATTTGAGAATGTCTCCTATCGGAAGATTCATAGTCCGTTTTATGAGAACGAATGTTTGACGATTCGCCCCATACTTCAAACCATAGCTCGGGGAACGTCTTTGTACGTATCAACTCCTGTTCGTGCTGTGTCATTCCCTCCAACAATTTTACAATGTAAACCTCATCTTGATGACTGTATTTTCCTCGAATAAACTCTACAAATGATAACGAGTCTTTTCGTTTAATCAGTAAGAATTGGATAGAATGATTTCCATTGTCTACATGGGACGATTTAGAGAACAAGGAAGCGGAATGCGAATCGTCTTGGTATCGAACAGCAATCACACCATAACTTGTAACGGGTGATAGACAATTACGAAAGACATGTCCTGATAGTCCACAATTAGTACAATGTGGTATCCGGGTTGTCATCATGATACTTTATTATTGGTAGCTGCCAAAGTCTTTAGATCAACTGGATGTGGAAAAAGGTACGAAGAAAGGCTGAATCATAAATAGAATGCAATTTCCTCCCAGTGTGTGGGGCCCTTTTTTCTGGCATACAATCCACATTGTTGCACTCGGGTATTCTAAAAATCCAACGTATACCGATAAAAAATGCGCGAAAGAGTTTTATGAATCACTTGCCTACCTTCTACCCTGTTCCATTTGTCGTGAACATTATCGCGAACATCTTAAAAAGAAACCCATTAATACATTTCTGGATTCTCGAACCGATCTTATTAAATGGACGATTGATATTCATAATCAAGTCAATAAAAAATTGGGTAAACCCGAATGGTCGCTGGAAGAGGTGCTAACCTATTATGAAAAGGTCGGAGCTCGCAATCGATCACCGGTTTGGACCAAAGAAGACATGAATGAAGTCGATTATCGATCCTTCATTAAAGGCTTCCTTACGGGCAGTGCCATTCTATCTGTGTTTGGAGGCGTATACTATTTCATGAGTAAGATTGAATAAAAAAAATAAGTAGAAAAGAGAAATGGCAACAGCACTTGCGAATGTAGGTAAGTATCTATCAAATGGATTCCAGGCTGTATCCACTACCGTAAAACAAACAGCAAGTACCATTGCAACCCCATTTGGAGGGCAGCCAAGTCCGATAGGAACAACAAGTACATCATCTTGGTCTCCATTTAGTGGATCCACAGGATCAACATGGTCTCCATTTAGCGGATCTACATCATCCACCTACAGTGGTCCAGCCAGTTCATTCGGTCAAATCGGAACCTATATTATTGCCATCTTGATTATTTTACTCGTCATCGTTCTTTTCGTTCATTTCTTCATAACGCCTATCTTCCGATTTCACGCGGGTGATGTGAAAGGAATCATTACGATCCCGGGTTTCGACGATGGTGTCCTCTTTTGGACCAATTCAAACGTTGGACAGATCAAAAGCATTGATTTACCCATTCCACAACTAGCATTTGGTTATTCGATGATTCTGGACATATTTATTGAGAATCCCATGCAATTCTCAACACGTCCACGTATTCTCTTTACACGCGGTGCGACCGTACGAGAGACTCCAAACAGCGATACACTGTTGGGCATGCTAGAGAACTATAACCTCGCAATTGCACTATTGCCTGATACCACGGATCTCATTGTTTCCGTTTTGAATAAAGATAATAATATGGAAAATGTGATTATTCCCAATGTTCCGGTTCAAGAGCCATTTCGCCTTGGTGTTGTCGTTATGGAGCATGCCCTAGAAGTATATCTGAACGGATATTTGATGAAGACGCGTAAATTCTTGGCAACGCCAAAGGACGTGAAAGGAGATATTTTCCCCGCCTCAGGAATTCAAACGAATCTTGTAAAGCTTCGGACGTTGAAGATATGGCCACGTGTGATTAGCACAGGTGAAATGCGTGAATCTCAGCCAGCGTTAACTGCCGCAAAGAGCTTTGGAGCAGGTCCCATGCCAGCCTCTTCGACATCTTGTTCTAGTTAAGTAAAAAATGATCCATGCGACATAGATAACGTAGATTGTGGAATTGTTCGGCGATATAGGGATTGGTTCGAATATGTTGTCGAAGTTCGTCGCCCACTCGTTCCGCTTCTTTCTGATCTATTTTGCACATTGACAAATAATACACTGAATACAAGCGAACATATAGATCATAGTTGAGTTCTACTGCAAAACGATCAAACTGTTTCAAAAGAACCTTACATACATCGATGCATTCCTTATGGTATCCCATATCATAATATCGCATAACCAGATTCCAGTAAATATAGACGAAACTTGATGTGGGCTCAATAAAATTATGAAGAATGTCCTGATAGTCTCCATATGATCGATGGATATCATCGTAGAATTCGTCGAGAATCTCGAGATAAAACATTTCTTCTCCGTGTCCATAACCGAGATCGGTGGTAGAAACAATCAATTCCTTGATACGAGAGAGAATTCGAATCCCGATTTCAGAGCTGGTAGTAAACAAGCATCCACATGCAACCCAGCGATACAATAAATAATATTCGCGTTTGTTCTCAAACCGCTTGTATTTCTTATCGACCACATTAAGGAGTTGAAGATGAAAGCGATCGTCGACTTGATCAAGAATTCGTAGAAGCAAGTTGTTGGTATAAGAACGCGAAATTTTGGAGCCATTTTGACCGAGATTGGCATCGATCCATCCAAAACGACGGGTTTGAAACGGATTGGAATGAATGGTTTGTAATACAAAATCGGCCTTATTACAGGTAATCAAATGAGTTTCTGCACAGGTACGTTCGTCGCGAGTCGGCCAGAAGGTTTCGCGGTTTTTCTTTACTGTGTCCAATAACGAATGACACCAGAGGGATTCAAAGGGTTGGACGATAATTTTGGTAAGATGTGCAAAGCGAGATCGTCGTTCTAATAGGGCAGATTCCAGCTCTTGATTGCAATAGATGACCAAATAACACGGAACTGATAAAAGTGCTTCCATTGTTTTAAGGGTATCCTCTACATTTCTGCTTTTAGCATGATAGGATGTAAATACATAACACGCGGTAACCAATGTACAATCAGGAACGGATGCCATTGAATGGTAAGATCGACTAATTCTTTAGATCTACACCTATTTTAATTCCATACGGAACATAGAGATGATCGGCATCATCGTGTTTTCACTTGTTATAGTGACCATCTATTTGATTTTCTATGTTATTTATCCTCCTGCAGAAAACGACGACCTTCTTCCTAAAATGGCCCCATTGAATGCGAAGAAAGATGTGGGACTACCCGATGTGGTTCAGAAAAAACTATTGGGGTCCAATGGGTGCACGGTTATGGGATATTTCATATTAAAAGATGGGGATCGCACGACAAAGATGAGCCAGCCCTATTTGCCCTTGATGCAGATTGCCAATAACTGGTATCTAGAGATTTCACCTGCACCTGCAGGAAAGGATCGTACTTCGGCTCGCCTTCGTATTCAAACGAATAAGAGTGGAACACTGAAAGACGAGATCGTTGATCTTCCACCGATTTCAAAACAAAAATGGACCTTTATTGCGGTTCTGCGAGAGGGTCGTCGATTTGATATCATATATGATAATCGAATTGTAGCCTCTCATCGATTGGAGCATTATCCGGTGGTCATTACAAGCCCCCTGTCTGTGGGATCTCTAGGCCTGAATGGTTCTGTTATTCATGTCATCATCAATGGAAAACGTCTATCTCCAAATGAAGTGGAGAGCGAGCGTGTTTCGCATGTGGATACGAACAATATGATATTGGAGGCCAACCCTATCAATCTATCGCTGCCAAAATTCGAATGGTTAGCAGCATGCCCTCCCGGTTTACCATGTGATCCTGTCACCAAACCTCCAAAAAATAACCTGGTGGAATGGAATAGTCCTTACGCATAATTACGCCCGATAGAATATCCGTGTATTGGACAGGAATCATGAGTGCCAATAACAGTTCTAGCCCGATCGCGCGGCTCATCCCGATGATGATCTTTTTTGGAGGGCTGATTGGTTTATATTATTTGTATCAATATCTATTTGGAGCAAGAACGGGAAATAGTTATTCTCTCTTAACGGCGACACAGTCTGCGGTTGTGGACCCAAGTAAGCCCATCACCATAACCTCCAATAAACTTCCTTCATTATTTGAGGGAGGTGAATTTACCATTTCCACGTGGATTTATGTTAATAATTGGTCGCATCGTTCGGGATTCAATAAGTCGATTATTAGTGTGGGTGGACCCAATTTTGACACCATTCGAGTCTATCTAGGTGGAAACAAGCCCAAGGTATCGATTCGTATTCAAACACGTGATCAAACAGGATCGTCTTCCAGTACCACAACATCACAGGCACCATCCTTGGACAAGGCAACACAGAACATGACCTTTAACGTTCTTCAGACGGATTCAGGTCTGCTCGAATCGTCTCCCATCTGCGATCTGCCCGAAATTGATCTGCAGCGTTGGGTGAATTTAACGATTGCAGTGAACGGCCGAACGGTGGATTCCTACGTGGATGGCAAGCTAGCACGTTCGTGCGTTCTCCCCTCCAATTTCAAGGTGGATGCAGGTGGTTATTCCGCAAACTTGTTGGCATACGGTGGTTTTGGTGGCCAGATTTCAACGACAACGATGTATGATGCCGCATTGAATCCAGAGGCGGTATACAAGAACTACATGGCGGGACCCATTCCAATTACGACGATTGCGGGATGGTTTGCAAACTTCTTTGAGCCTAGCATCAGTTCAACCGTTAGTTCCAATTAGGACTAAAATAAATCATACAAAGTAGTAAAGGTAGAAGATGTCGTCTTTCTTTAGCCCCGCCCCTTCTACATCTTCGACGAATATTGGATCGTCTCTTTTTCAATCGATAGGAATGTCTACGAATGCCTCTCAATCAGGTATTATCCCACAAGCTATTTTGGCAGGTATCATCGTCATACTTGTTTATCTTACCTTTGTCTTTACGGAGATCATCTACAATTATATGAATCGTCTGTCGATGAGCAGAACCGTATTATTAGCCGATACCTACAGTACGGATAATAAGTCAATATCGATCTCTCAGAATCCCAATCTACCACAATCGAAGCCCATCAGTTTATCGAATAATGAACGAACGGGTGTAGAGTTTAGTTATTCCTTCTTTTTGAATGTTCATCCGGCTACCTTCCGACAGGAATATGGTCTGTTGCACATCTTTCACAAAGGATTTGCCCAGCAATTTCCGTTATTGGCACCCGGCGTTTATATGCGCTCGGACACGAATACCCTACGTGTCTACCTGAATACCTACAAGACGTGGAACAACTACGTGGAAGTCGACAATTTTCCGGTGAGCAAATGGGTTCATGTTGGAATTGTGTGCAAGGATCATTCCTTGGAGATCTATATCAATGGCAATTTATCAAAGAAGATGTCATTTGATGGATTTGCACCCTATCAAAACTACCAGGATGTATGCTGCTTTAGCCAGCGCCGCATCACCATGAAGAAGACCATGGTTCCTTCTTTGGATGAGAATGGATTTGATGTCTTTGGTGCCATGAAGGGAATGCTGAGTCGTTTGAACTATTTCAGTTATGCTCTGTGCTATGCCGAGATCCAGAAGATGATGAGCGAAGGACCTTCTCCGAACATGGATTCGTCGGCGATTGCCAATCCTGCCCCGTATTTAGCGGATACATGGTGGACAACCTCTACTACTCAATAATCGTAGTACGATGATAAAGTCAATCTGTAGGTCTAAAGGACATATAGATTAACTAGAACAACACTAGTAATGCCAGGAGGGGGGCTCTTTTCATTAGTGGCGTACGGAGCTCAAAATGTCATTTTGAGTGGGAACCCCGATTTCACATATTTCTACAAAACCTATAAGAAATATGCTCATTTTGCGGAGGAATCGGTTACCTTCTCGATGGATGGTCCTCAGGATTTATCCTATGATCAGCCGATTCAGGTTCGTTTTAAATTACAGCGTGTTGCCGATTTAGTACGCGATTTGTATTTTGTTTTCAATCTCCCCGATATTTTCTGCAAGTATTTGACGTTGCCTCAGGGTCAGAGAAATTCCCAGTACAATTTTGCATGGGCCAATTACATCGGTTGCCATATTCTACAGAATGTGGGGTTCTACATCGGTGGCCAGAAAATCCAGGAATTTGATGGGAGCTATATGATCGCGAAAGCTCAATGCGATTTGGATAAAGATTCCTTTAAGAAATGGGAGACTTTGGTGGGAAATGTTCCCGAACTCTATGATCCGGCCAATGGACTCTATGCGGGTGGAACCACAGGAACCGGTTATCCTCTTGTCTACAACAACAATGGTCCAAATGGATCAACTACTTCTCCTCCAAACATCAATCGTCCTTCGATCCAAGGAAGACAGCTGCGAGTTCCTCTTCCTTTCTGGTTTGCGGAATCTACCTTTGAGGCACTTCCGCTGGTATCCCTACAATATCACGAATGTGAGATTCAGATCACCCTTCGTCCGATTCGCGAGCTGTATCGCATCTTGGATATCAATGGTTATCAAGTGGCACCAGGATATCAATTTAATCCATCGCCTATCTCGTTGCAGCCTGGAAATGTATATTATAATGCTGCGTCAAGTATTTCCGACATAACCATTAATAATTTTCTGACGGACATTGGAACACCAAATCCGTTGCTCAATACATGGCCCCTTCAGCCGCAGATCATGATGACGTATGTCTATGTTACGGACGATGAACGTTCACGATTCTCAAATGAAGCACTACAATACTTGGTACGGCAGGTGACACGATATCAATTTGATAACATAACCAATCGTCAGTTTGTAGAGCTTGATACACATAATCCGATTGAGCGAATTATGATCCTACCACGACGTTCCGATTCGATTCTGTATCGAAACCAAATGGACAATTTCACAAACTGGACGAATCCGTTGAAACCTCAATTTATTGGAACGGGTGGAGGATGGCCTGGTACGATTAATTTAACGTCCGCATCCGGTGTACAGGTTCTTAACGGTCAGTCTTCTATTCTCAATACGCTAACCATTCTGGGAGATGGAAATCCTCTACAAGAAGAGAAGCCCATTTCGTACTTTACACAGGTGGTCCCATGGAAATATCTGAAGGGTGTTCCTGATCCGAACTTGGTAGTCTATCCATTCTCTCTCACCTCTCCGAATACTCAGCCGCACGGATCGATCAATAGCAGTCGAATCAAGTCGTTTCAGTTGGATTTGAATGTATGGCCGTTGCCCTCCAATACGTTTTATCAATATATCATAACGGTTTACGTAGAGAGTTTGAATTGGGTGACCATATCTTCAGGAATGGGTGGGTTGAAGTATGCCTTGTAATCTTAGGAGTAAATAAAATCGTTCCTGGTCATAGAATGTTGGACATCGACGTGGATTCGTTAGTGTCCCAACTGAAAAATAAAGTATCCTATCGACTTGAACAAACTCTAAAGGGCGCTGTGAATGATCCCGAAGCGAATCGATATGCCAAGGAAAAAGAGGAATTGAAAGCCTCGGTGGGTACGGGCGATGTTCCAGAGGAAATACCAGCGAATCTATCGGCGGTTGAAAAAATGCTGAGAAAGATGAAACGAATTATGATTCGAATCAAGGAACGCATGGTTAACATATTCATTACCTTTATCATTCCATTGATTTTGGCAATGTTTGTGGCGAATGAATCGGTCATGTATCCTGCACCTGTTCGTATTATTTATTTTGTATTCGCCTTTGTTCTTTGTTATGTGAATAAAGCGGCGGCGGGTCTCTTAGGGACCATTTATCTAGGCAGATATGCATATGATTACTACGTAAATAAAATGGAGAAGAGAGGTATCCCATTGATCGTTCCACCCATTTTGGCTGTCCTTCCTGTAAAGATATTTGATCCGTCTGCACCTGCTGCATTCTTCAAGGATCTGATTCAATATCCAATGATCTATCCTAGAAATGAACGTGGCGAGAACAATTTAATGGTTATTATGAATGATTACTTGGAGTCTTTGAAAAAATCGTTTACGTATTTGGATAATGTGAAATCAATGCCGATGTTTGTAGAGAAGTTGAAGACGATCGATGAGAATATGGAGAAATTGCATAAACCGATTCCTGAACCTGTTGAGAACGATAAAAAGAATGAAACCAATGCAAAACTTCCTCCTACCATTGCGGAACAAAGAGAGGAAAAGGGTCTACCCCCATTGAATACATCGGTTCCAGAAAATAAGAGTCGGCCACTTCCTCTTACCATTGCACAACAGAGAGAGAAAAATGGACTTCCTCCTATGAAGGAGAATGCTAATTTGACTCAAAACTCCGCTGCTGCGTCAAATGCCTCTCCTCAGGGTTCCAATGAGACCACTCCTGTTGCCGCACCTCAGGAAACGAATAGCTCTCCTCCACCCAATTATAATGCGAATGAAAAAGCAGTTCCAAATAATTCTGCTCCTCTACCTCCTGTGATAAAACAGAAGGAAACGAATAACTCTGCACCACCCAATTATAATGCGAATGAAAAAGCTGTTCCAAATAACTCTGCTCCTCTGCCTCCTGTTATAAAACAGAAGGAAACGAATAACTCGAATGAAAAAGCAGTTCCAAATAGCTCTGCCCCACCTGCCTACAATTCTGTTCCCAACATGGGAAATCAGTCTCAACCGAAAACGCCTAAAAAGTAAAGAAGATCCATAAGTCAGAATGATCGAAGTCTCGGTTATCACACCTACGTATAATCGCCGAGCCTTTCTTCCTGCCCTACTTCACATCTATCAATCTCAGACCTTTCCCAAAGAACGGATGGAATGGATTATTTTAGATGATGGAAGAGATAAGGTAGAAGATATTTTTAAAGAGAGTTGCATTCCGAATCTCAGGTATGAACGCCGAGATGAAAAGATGCGAATTGGAGCCAAACGAAATGAATTGAATCGGTTGGCACGTGGATCCATTATCGTTGCCATGGACGATGACGATTTTTATCCACCTGATCGAATTCAAGCGGTCGTCGATGCATTTCAGAAGTATCCCAAGATCCAATTGGCAGGTTCTTCCATTATGCACTTGTATAACATGAATACCAAGAAGATCGTGGAAACAGGTCCATATGGCCCAAATCATGCCACCAATGGAACAATGGCGTGGAGAAAGTCCTATGCGGATACACATCGATATGATGAATATGTATCCAAGGCAGAAGAGCAATCATATTTAGAGGGATATCGTCATCCGATGATACAATTGGATCCTAAGAAGACGATCTTGGTTATGTGTCATGGAGATAATACCGTGGACAAATCATCGATACAGAAAAAGAAGGACACCGCATATACCTTAAAGGATTGGGTAAAGGACCCTTTTCTCCTTGATTTTTATACCAGTCTGACCTAAAGAATATCAATAAGAAATAGAGCATATATAATAAGAAGAGATGACAGAAGAATATCATTACGATAAATTGGTCATATTAAATAATATTTATCATCGTAGTCTAACAAAAGTAGGTGAATCGTCAAAAACCTTATTACCGCATCAGTCGGGATTGGTGCAAGAAATGCATCGATATCGTGAAAAAATGCTGCGTGGATACATGATTGATCAACATGCGATAAACGGTAAAATAGGAATCCTAGGGGATCAGTCAGGAACGGGTAAAACAAGATGCATGATTGAATATTTAGCCGCACCTCGTGCACCATCGCCACGCATGACCTCGGAATTATCTACGCATTCGACCAAGTATTTTTTCTCGCATGAGATTTCGTCTCTACCTCAAACTGCATCGGCCAATCTGGTGATTGTTCCACAGCATCTATTTGCTTCATGGCAGACGGAAATGAAAACGTATCCAGCCATACGATATGTTCCCATCGAAACCAAACGTGGATTAAGAGGAGATACCCTCGTTCAAAATATGAGAGAAAGTGCATTTGTACTAGCAACGAATAAATCATACAAGGCTGTTCAGGAATATGCGGATCAGAATCAGATCATATGGGATACGATTGTGGTGGACGAGGCGTCATCCATTCATCTTCATTCATCTGATCCACCACTTCGATTTCAATTCTTATGGCTGATGACAAGTCATTGGATTCCCCTTCTATTCAAACATCCGTCAATCATTAAAAGTGCAATGTACTTTTTGAGAGATCGTGTGAACTTGCATCCTGAATTGGAGATGTGGCTCCTGGATAATATAACGGTTCATTTGGAGAACGGATTACAGTCGTCCTTCTTAAAAGAGTATCTTCCCTTCTTTCATCCTAAGCGAAGTGAACTAGTTCTGAGATGTTCAAAGGATATTCTACAAGCAAGTATGAATTTGCCGATAATGACACAGGAGCATTTACAATGTCGACCAAATGTATCATTGGCATCCCTCACCAGCTTTTATTTGGCGAGAAGCATGGAACCGACGATTCGAACGCATCAGATCCCCCATTTATTTCAAGCATTAAATGTTCCTTGGATGAAAGCGAAGGAGTATCTTTCATTACAGAAGGAAGATAAAGTACAGCGTATTCAACGTAAAATTAATGACAATGAATGTGTTATTTGTTTAGAATCCAGTTCGTATCCGACGATATTGGATTGTTGCCATCAGATCTATTGTGGCAAATGTATTTTGAGAAATATGCTGGTTCATCCACGCTGCCCGACATGTAGAGAAGGAATAACCCCTTCTAATCTTTGCTGTCTGGGTTCGATTGAGCCAGAGGACGTTCTTCTTCGTATGAATAAAACGGAAATATGCATGGATCTTTTTAAGAATAATAGAACGGACTCCTTTATCGTATATTCATCATTTGACAATATCTATTACCAAATGTTTGAAGAGATGGATAAATTGGGAATCAAGGCAGAACGATTGGAGAATAATGTGTATATGGAACGGAAAACCATTCGCAATTTTCAGGAGGGAAAAACCAAGATTCTATTTGTTTCGCAGATCGAATCGATTCGAGGAATGTCATTTCCTAAGACTTCGCACTTGATTTTTTTCCACGAACTACCCGTTTCCGAGTGGAAGGAGGTGCTGATTCACTCGATGCAGAGACTGGGAAGAACGAAGCCACTGAAGATCCTGTATTTGCATTCGGAAATTCAAGTTTAACACCAAGCGTATCATAAATTTTACCGGTTTGATGGGTGGCCCATTGGGTGACGCATCGAAACGGAATATCGTATTCATAGGCGACACGGTTCATTTCCTTCCAGGCGTTAAAGAGTGCGGATTGTTTGGTGAGTACCATGGTATACTGCAATTCGGATGGTTCGGGGATCTTATTTGGCTTTTGATACTGTTGAAGATAGAGATTGGGGTATTTCAATTTCAGACGATAGGAAAGGGGTAATAAGTTCCAACATTGGTGAAAGAAGGCCCAGAAGTCTGCACGGTCGCTCCAGCGTAGATAATCGAGAATTTCTTCATAGGCTTCGAAGGGGGCGGATGGTTTATCCTTCTTCGTTGGTTTTTCTAGAAACAGGGGTAGATTTTGATGAAATAAGAGGCCAGCCAGGTTTGCATCTTTGGTTTCAAGGTCTAGTTCGTCGTTTTCTCCCCAATTCTCAAATAAGGTAAACCATGCCGCACGGATGGCGACGTGAATGTTTCGATCCATTGATTCTTCTTTTCCCTGTACATAACCGCTCGAATGGTCGTGATAGGTTAGGCTCTGGGACACCTTTCTAATATCTCCAAGTTGGTACAAAGAGTCAGGGATATCTTTCTTAAAAAACTCTACTAATTTGTCCTTATGGGGCATGTTCACGTAATGAACACAGCAATATTTGAGAAGTTGTTGCATGATTCGGCCTTCTAACAAATTACAGATCAGAACCAGGGGACAATCGTCAGAAAAGGCACGCTTTGATTTCAGGTAATCGAGGAGTTCTTGGAGACCACCCTTTTCTCCTTGCGATAATCCGTCCATTTCGTCGAGAAGAACAACTCGTCCGTTGGGAGTAGAAGGATGAATCCATTTGCTGACGCCGGTTTCAATGAGAAGAGGGAGAATCGTTTGGCGAAAGGAGGAGCCGGTTCGTGTATGGCTTGCGTTGAATTCTTGTACCCAGAAATGACCCTGTTTGCAGACGCGGTAGACCATGGTGGTTTTTCCAACGCCAGGGGGGCCGATGAGCAAAAAGGCTGGATGGGATCGTGTTTTTAACCATTTGAGCATGGCTTCTTCAATATCGGGATGAAGACATGCTGTTTCCTCTTGAGGTAAGCTGGAGCGTACCATTCTATCTTCTAGATGATCGGCGTCTCTTTACATTCGTACGCTTTCTGTGCTTTGTTTTTTCAAGACCATACAGGCGATAGGCACCCATAGATGCATTAAACGCACCAAAATTAAAGGAGTCTTTGATTCCAAGTCGTGTCATTCCATAAACGGTTCTATCGCTTTCATGGAAGGGAATAACAGAAAAGGCTGCGTTCAAAAACTGTACCAAATACGGAATAACATATTGATTAGGAGGATCGATTCGAACCGTTGGCTGGCATAGCTTTATAAGGGTTTCTTTGGATCCAAATACGCTAAAATAATGCGTCATGCTAAGTTTGTAAATGATTTCATTGATTCCTTGTAGCCAATGAAATGTGTTATGAATCTTATCATAATATCCGAACTGATCGGCAATGACCTGTTTCATTTGGAAGGTTTTCATGATGTGAACTCCATTTTTTTGAAGATAGTCATTTCCGTAATGATTTACAATGGAAAAGAAGAGTTTGTCCTTTTTGGTCCACATTTACTTTTTAATCATAGCATATGTTTAAAATCAGTGTGGATTCCATAATGATTTTAAATGCGTTCAACGGGAATCGAACCCGTGTCGACCCCTTGGAAGGGGGCCATTCTACCACTGAACTATGAACGCCGATGAGGGAGGTTCTCTCCACTCTCGTCGTAGAATGTTTATAGATGGTTTAAACGCACTTATTGGGCAGCCGGCGGAGTCGGAGTCGACGCAGGGCATCCCGCAGTACTAGTAGCAGCACCCGTAGAAATCGTTCCATCCGGAAGAACACAGCTTTCTCCGTTGGTAATACCCTCCCACGTGAGACCCATCGTCATGGCACGCTGGCAAAGTTCGGCATTTCTGGCTGCCGGATCGGAACGGGTGGTGTCGAGCGAAAAGTAGAAATCGTCGGTGGTGGGTGCAGGATTTCCGCTAACAGGAAAGACCTTCAGTGCACCGTTCTTGGAAACACCGATCGTATCAATGCACGTTTTCTTAGTGGTTCCATCGGCTTGAGGACGAGCGAAGTAGGTCAGGTAATCCGGACAACTATTCAAGGCCGGCGGCCAGGAACCGGGAGTTTTAGCAAATAGAGAATTCTTGGAGAACCAGCGGATTCCGTAAATAATGAAAAGGGCTAGGGTTCCTCCGAAATAGAAGAATGCAGTAACCATGATGTCCATATTAACAAGTTTATAGGTTCCACCGGCAATCACCGCAATCGCAATCACGATAAAAATCCCCATGTAGATGTTGAACATGGCTTCTACTATCGTTTCGTATTTTTAAAATCATGAATGACATGATGTTAACAATAAAGGAAAGAAACAGAAAGAACTGATTTACAAAGAGCCGCTAGCACGAGACAAGTCTTGGACGGCCGCACCCGAAACGTTCGAGATGCCGAGAACAACGACTGGCACGTAGAAGGTGAGGTAGTCAGTCAGGGCGTTGGGGGTGTTGGCCGCACCGAGGACACCGAAGGTGGCGGCGGACGCGATGTTCAGGAGCTGCACCTGACGGAAGGAACCGACGGCGCCCGAGCTGCCGACTTGAGCCTGGATAGTCTTGCCCATATCACGGAGGATCAGGTTGCCCGCACCGGCGTTGTTGCTGGCCTGGGCGATAGCTCCCTGGAGAGCGACAGACGCAGCGGTCATGGTGCCCGGTGGGTAGTTGCCGACGGTGTTGGCGGCCGAGGGGGTGAACTCGTATGCAAGGGTGGAGGCGGCGGCGAGAACATTGGTGGCGGCGTAGTACGTGTTGGACGCGGGGATCTGACGAATGAAACGAGAAACCGATGACATTTTATATTCAGTACTTAGAAAAAAAACACAGACGGGTGATAGAATGTCTTCCGCCGGTGCTCCCCTTTCCCTACCCGATTTTCAACTCCCGTACACCAACCACGGTCTTGGAGGTCAGAACGGGCGAGTCAATTTTGGCCCCTCTTCTTCGTCCACCGGTAGCACCGTACCGGATTCGGCTGGATTCAGTTATCCGAAACAAACCGAAGTCAGCTTTGCAGGTGATATGCTCCGGGGAAACTGGGACCATACTGCCCTTTCTGACGCGTTCTTCACCCGTAGAAACGCAATGGCGATCCAAGCATCCATCAAAAAGGAGGTCTACCGTATGTCTGGACCGAAACAGTATCAGATCGATGATCAGGACGTCGATGAGCTCAAAATGATCATGCGTGCCATGTATTTACAGTATGCGAAGAACAGCCCGCACAATATTGATGGGCAAATCCAAGAACTCAACAAACTGGTGGTCGACTGGGCTGCCCCACGAATTACATCAGAAATCGAGCATTATCAGTATTATTTGAACGATATCAGCCATTTACCGGTACCTCTGGAGAAGCCGTTGAATATGTCGAGTGCGGGAACGAAGTCCTTGCCGTTTAAGGCTCAGATGTGAAGCAATTTTTAGAAGAAATGAATAATATTTTATCGTATTCGAAATGATACGATAAAATCTTAATAACCACCTATTATGTTAACGATGAGACGTCTTGTGTTGATGGGACATCGAACCATGTTTTACTTTCTGCGTAGAATAGCGATTTGAACGATGTGATCTGTATGCACTGCGTGATACGGAATAGCGTTGATTACGTTGTTCTCGTTTTTCAAGTTCGTTTTCTAATTGTTCTTTTAGAACATGCAATTCATTTAAGGATGGATGATTCGTGAATTGATAATGTGGAAGACCGGCCGTATAGTAGTTTCGATTTTCATTGGTTAGTAATCCATAGGAGTGTCTAACGGTTAATGGTTTTCTGGTTTTTCTATAATCGGTAGAAGTAATCATAAATGACCCTAATTTTTCTGGATCAACTGCCTGTTTTAAGATGGAAGCACGTTGTTCATGCGCAGATGATTTTGCTTTACTACCCCATGTTCTACCGCGGTTGAAATAGAGCGGTGGTTTACTGAGTTGTCCATTCTTTTCAGGGATCGAATTAAGCCCAAGAGAATGGATAAGTGCGGATACCCATAACAGTTTGTGTATCAAGCGTGGGGTGGATGTCGATTGTATGGAGGTCTTTTTGGAGCGTGTGGTGGACTGGGCGGACATCTCTATTCGTAAATGATAAATTTAGACACGCTTGTGGGTGCGACGTTTATTATTCTTGCGTCGACGGATCGTACGGTGGGATTTATGTTTTTTAGATCCTCCTTGTCCTATGGCTCTTTGTGCCACGGCTTGTCTAATCCTACCTAATAATTGACCTGCTTGAAATCGTCCCGCGGCATTCGGATTGTTATTTCCCATTCTTTGTTGCAATCTAGCAATAACTTCCCTAATCCTATCTGTCTCCATTGCATTTATCGCCTCTTGAAAACCTAGGTTATTCTGAACTCCAGAGAGATTTGCAATTACCTGGTCAGCTCTTGCTGCTGTATTTGCAGGTGCATTTTCGGCGTCATTTTCGGCCCCGTGAGGTGCAGGTGGTAGTAGTTGTTGTATTCGTTCATTTGATAATCGGGGGTTATTTGCATTAACTGCCCCCGCAGCCGAAGCTAAGCCTAGTTGTTGAGATAGTACAAGGTTTCGTATTTGTTCTATTTGTTCATCTGTTAAATTCTGTCCTGCCTTCACTAAATCTTGTCTTTGGGGTTGAGTAATAGATGCACCCTTAAATAAACGATAGATAGTAAATCCCATTCCGCACCACATTAGAGCATTAGATGCAAATACACTTTTATTTATGCTATCTAATCCAATACCACCAACTCCTGCAACTATTGCTACAAATGGTCCCATCATTGAACCAATACCAAGACGACTTCCAGTCGCGGCCAAACTCGAATCGTGCAAATCACCAATAAACGTTAATGCAAAAAACATAATAGGATTTAAAAAATATACAATCATATTTCGGTGTAATGCAACGCTTATTGCATCTAAAAAACTTCCAAATATACCCAATAGTTTGGCCCCTTCACCGACTGCTTTAATTACATTTTCTCCTGCAACAAATACAGAATCTATTGCTGAAATAAATCCATTTTTTGCACGTGATAACCAATCTTTGTCTTTGTCTCTCTGTTCTTGTGTTCTTAAATCATCTGCAGCATTAATGGCATCTTCTCCAATTTTTTTAACACTATTTTTAAAATCTCCTGTTAATAAACTCTGTTGCATTTCTACCTTTGACATAAGTCTTTGTAGGTCGTCTGCCATTTTTGCTATATAACGATTGGAACTAGTTTGTTTATAACCTTCTAATAAATCGTGCATCCCTTGCTTATATGATCTCTCCATAGTTTGAACAACCATACCCGCATACTGACCAAGAACACGCATTGCTTGTTTTTGTTCAAATTTAACTGCATCAGGAAAGTCTAGTCTTACTATTTCTCCTGATCTACCATAAAACCCTGAATATGTTGGAGTTAATGGAAATTTTTTGGATCCTCCAATTGCATATATAAATGACCTTACACTTGGAATTTCAGATGGATTGTACATCATTCGAATCATCAATGGAACTAATTTTTCATCAAATGATGCATTTGAGCCAAGTTTAATAGAATATATTGTAGTATCATTTGGTTTTTTAAATCTAATAACAACATACTCTGTTCTATATACCTCAGCCGCTTCAGATACCCATCCTGCATCTTCTATTTTTCTTTTATGTATGGTAAATTTAATAGAATTTGAATCGACTGTATGTTCATCAAAATCGGCGATTGCATTGATATATTTCAGTTGCTCTCTCGGTGCAATTGGGGTTGTAGCTGCATTAATATTTCTTTCATTTAATTTATTTTTCTTATTTAATGCCTTAATCTCTACACTACCAATATCACAAAGACTAAGAATATTAGTGATTGATATATCTTGGATAACCTGCCCCGTTATAGGATTATTTAGAGTAATATATCCAGTAAGATCAACTATAGCACTTCGTAGGGTTTGTAAATATGCTTCAGTATTTTTATCAATATATGGTTTAATTTCTTCGTATGATGCTATCATTCCAAATGCAGATGTTGCCAACTGCGTTAAACGAGATGGATCGATTTTATCACCATATGCATCTACAAACCTCTGGGGATTAGATAAAAATAAAGAAACAATATCAGCAGGTCTAGATGCTATATCGTATCCAAAAGCTAGTTGAATTTTAGGTATCTTTGATAAATTCTTTACTACCGCTTGAAATTTAGCAATTGCTTCTGGATTACCATATGCCAATGTTGCAAGCTCATCATCACTATAAGGCTTTGCTTGGAATGGTGCATTTGGATTATACAAATATAAAGCAGCATTCCTTGCAGATGCCGCAAATGAGGTCAACGCAGGTACGATTGATGTACCTAGTTGACCACCAGATTGTCCAGCACTACTTGGCATAGCAAAACTTTCTACCTTATTCTTTCTAGGAGGGGGGGAAAAATAACCACGAAGTCCACTAAGTCCACTATACACTGTTGATAATGCTCTATTTTTGATACTAGGTGATGGTGTATCCACTTTTTTATTAGAATTCAATGCAACCTTAATGTACCGCTGTATCTCATCATCTGCAGGAAGATTTGTTTCTATATCTTTAATATCAATTTCTATTTGTTTAAGACAATCTTTCGCAATCTTATTTTCATATTCTGATACTGAAAGTTCAATTGTTATTTGGTTTAATCTTTCATTGATGCTAGATCTTTCATTTGCAGTTAAACGTGCATTCCTATCCTTCTTACGTTTATCCGTCTCTAGTCTAGATCGCAATTCTTTTCTCTCATTTAATAATTTAGATTTTAATACAGAATGTTCCTTTACTTTATCATTTGAAATGTGTTTTGTAATATAATATGCTACAGCACATGAGACCAATACTGATACTTTATTATATGATTGGACATCCAGCTCTTGATCTGGAGTTAATAAATTCGGAACAGTAAGATTAATATATTCTTCGATATTTGTAGGTTTTCTATTAAGATGACTATTTTCTTCAATTGCATATGAATCTTTAATCAGACGTATTGAATGCTCAGCATTTTCTAATACATTTTTCAATACTGTACGATCTAATTTACCGGATTTAATAAGTTCAAGTTGTTTACTTAGCTCATTTCTGGTTTTTATATATAATTGTACATCTTTAGTTGCATTAACCCCTTTTTTACCCATTTCAGAAAGTAGAGGTTTAACTTTTTCAATCTCATCTATTGCTTTTTTTATTTTTTGAATTCTATTTGGATATTTAATTGATAGTTCATCAATTAAATTAGCATTAGATGAAGAGGATGCTGGAGTTGTAGGACCCTGTAATGTATATCTAATAAGTTCAGTAAGTGATTCAGAAGTAGGAATCTGTGTTACAGATAACATTTTATATATTTCATTTACCATATTTACATTTCGGTCGCTGATAGGACTAATCTTTTGAGCATGAAATGAATTTTCTGTTACCTGTTTTACAAGATGTTCATAAAATTCGTTATTTTTACTGATTGTAATCGTATGATCTCCGATTGCAGAAGGAACAGCCTCTCCACTCGATAGTAATATTTCCTCTATAGGAATTACCTGTATGGATGAGTCAAATAATTGAAGACTATCCGACATTATATTATATATATAGATTTAAAAAAATATATACTACACTTTTTATTCTTACTTCCCAGTCGTCGGCTTTCGTTTCTTCACCACCTTTGCATCAGACGATGCGACGGATACCGAACTAGCCACGCGTTCTGCCGAATACTGCACCCAGCCCAGACGGAATGCCTCCAGATCTGCTAGCCACAACGACGAACCTGTCTCCGCTTCCAGCCTCTCTTTCTCCGTACGCTTCTCCTCGAGTTGACCATCCAATTCAACAACAGCCGATTGTTTGACACGATCCATGCGCATTCGCAGCACATAATCATAGGAATCGTACTCGTCGGGTTTCTCCAGATTGGACAACGCAGGAATGTCGCATGCCTTGAGTTGTACCACAATCTCTTCGTCGCTCTTCTTCTGCAGTACCAAATGCTCGTCGAGTAGTGCCTGGATGAATCGACGCTTCGCATCGAGTTCCTGCATCTGTCCACCGATGATTTCCAGCTGTTTCATGCGGCGTTCCTCATACATCGGCAGGCGTTTCTGAACGAATGTTTCCAAGATATCACCCACCGTCTTGTACTTGACAATGTTGAACTCGGTATCGAAGCAGGTCATATTCGTTGTCTTCCACGACGAAGTCAGCTTGAACTGTTTCTCGAACTTGTCTGTATTATCCTTGATCGCATCGTACCCCTCCTCGGTAAAGTAGAGTACGAATCGAACATCCACATCATTGTACAAATCGTCAAACCCTTTCAGGCCACAGGGCTCGACGTCATCCTTTGAGGAACTGTGAGACGCCGTCTCCGCCTTCTTAGCCGCCTGCTTGGCATCCTTCGATTTCTTCTCCTCGACATCCAAGAGTTGATCCAGGAATGCCTTGTAATCCTTCGTCCAGGTTCCCGTCGGCAGCTCGGTTATGGTCGCCGTCTTCTTCTCATCGTCCAATGTGTAGACGCCCTTCGTGATCCACGTCTGTTCGTCTTGACGATGCGTTGTTCCCTTGAATCCGAACCACCAAGGATCCAACGCATGTCCCGCCAAGGAATCCATAGAACCCTCCAGACGATGGCGGAGCAAGCAGATCAGATCATCGGGTTTATAAGGTGGAATGTTGGTGGAATAGCCCGTACCAATTCCAACCGAACCGTTGATCGCCAGCAGAGGAACCACTGGCAAGTAATATTCGGGCTCGACTCGATCGCCGTCATCGTCGATGTATTTTAGAAGACAAGAGTCTTCTTTGCGAAAGATCAGGGAGACAATGTCCTCCAGATATGTATGGATATAACGTGGTGAAGCCGCATCCGAACCGCCCATCAGACGCGATCCGAACTGTCCCACAGGTTTCAGCAAATTCATGTTGTTGGATCCCACAAAGTTCTGGGCCATCGCGACAATCGTTCCGTTGAGCGACGCCTCACCATGATGGTACGCCGCGTGTTCCGAAACATAACCTGCGAGTTGTGCGACACGGATCTCTTCCCGCAGATTACGCTTCAAGCAGGAGAAGAGGATCTTGCGTTGAGAAGGCTTGAGTCCGTCCATGACATGCGGCAAGGAACGGATGTTATCGGCATTGCTGAAATGAATCAGCTCGCAATTCACAAAGTTAGTATAGCTCGCCTTGGCTGCTACGGGAATCAGCATTTTCGTGGGATCGTAATGGCTCAGCCATCGCTTGCGATCATCTGCCTGTTTCTTGTTAAACGCCAAGTTCATGGACTCGTCGGTTTTCTCATCCCATTCGTACTGGATCTCGTGCAGATCCTTGAACCATTCTCGTGCCTCGGCGGGCGTCGACGTACCCAATCCTTTGTAGTATTTGATCTTCCAGCCAGACAGTGAATTCACGTCCTTCCATTGGATGAACTCAGGAAGAGAGTAGAACGACAGCGTGGTCTTTCCTTTGGTCGCCTTCAGAATGGGAGTCAAGAGCGTGCACAAGAAGCCGGTTTTCATGAGCCCAGGCCACTCAGCGTGGAACAAGTTCATGAGAAGACCCTTGATGTGAGATCCATCGTGATCTTGATCGGCCATGACCATAACGCGTCCGTACCGCAGTTCAGAGACGTCTTTGTACTGTTTACCTTGTTCCAAGCCAAGGATCTTCTTGATCGCCGTCAGCTCCTCATTCGCATTGAATTTCTGAACGGTTATGTCGCGTACGTTCAGCAACTTACCTCGCAAGGGGAACACGCCCCAGCGTTCACGTCCGACTTCTTTGAGGCCTGAGATGGCAGAGGTAGCAGCTGAATCTCCCTCCGTCAGAATGAGGGTGCACTCCTTTGATTTCGCCGTTCCTGCCATCATGGCATCTTCCAGCTTTGTCATACCACGAATGGTGGATCGCTTCTTTCCATCTGTCTTCTTGGTCTCACGCAGAGACTTGGCTTCGAGAAGGAACTTGGCCTCTTCCAACAGTCCGAGCTTGGCGAGTCCGTCCACGAGCTTACCACTGTATTCGGGCCTGGATCCAAACTCGGTGGCGGGTGTGGTAAGGAACTCTTTGCTCTGCGAATCAAAGCTCGGGTTCACGATGGTGGAATTGATGAATAGAACCACGGAGTTCTTGAGTTGACCCGGTTTGATGTCGATCTTTTTCTTTTTGGCGACTTCGCAAAAGTCGGTTAGTACTTTTCGACTCACGCTCTCTACGTGTTTGCCACCCTTCTTGGTATGAATACCGTTGACGAAGGACAGGTGTTTGTCTTCAGGAAGCTCTTCCTCGTCCGAATACAAGTGGCTCGCCAGGACTGCACCGATCTCCCAGCGAGGTCCGCAATTCTCATAGGCGAATCCTGTCATTCCATCACGCAAGAACAGCTTGATGAACTTCTCAAAGGTATTGGATGGAACAACGGCACTGTTCCAGGATACTTTGACGTCCTTTCCGACGAGAGAAGCGAGCTCGATGATGCGGGTATGAAACACGGCGATCATATCATCGGAAATACCGGATTCGGAGAACGCACCTGCAAACAGGCGGCGATCGGGCAGAAAGGTGATGGAGACGGATCCCGTCTTGGAGGTTGATTTTTTGATGATGGGTTTTTCACACTGGGTCATGTTATCGTACCAGCTCTGGGTGTATTGTTTTCCAGACGCGGGGCATCGGATGTTCACGGTAAAGAGTTTGCTGAGGATGTTAGTTAACTTGGCACCATACCCGTTCTTGCCTCCTACGATCTTCTCCTCTGACTTGTCGTAATTGCTGGAGGTAAGGAGGTGTCCGAAGATCATCTCGGGAATCATGACCTTTTGCTCTTCTTCCATTTCAATCGTGATTCCGTCTCCGTCGTTCTCCACCGAAATCTGCGTATCTCCATCCTTTGATGACACGCAGACATCGATGTGTTTGATGGGAGTCATGCCGGCAGTCGTGATGGAGCGAACGTACTCGTCGCGGGCGTTGACGATGATTTCATCGAAGATCTTGTACAGACCTGGATTGAAATGAAGCTTTCGCCAGACCATTTTGTTCGAGCCCGCGTCGTACACCCATCGCGTCTCCTCGTTGGTCTTGGTGCTGCCGACGTAGGTGTCAGGGAGCTCGAGAATGTGCTGGTGGTGAGTGTGCTTCTGGTACTTTCTAACGGATACGGACATGGCCATGGATGCAGTGTATACGGGGTGGTATCTTTCTGTTTAGGCTCTGGATACCGTCAATTTTTATGATGTCATACTAGATAGGGGATGGCAGCTGCAAATGCCAAAGAACCAGTCATGATGACAATTGAATTAGTTCATGCATTATATGAACTAACTGCACGTTCGATAAGAAGTGCAGGTATACCACAATTTACTACCGATCTGTTAACATGCAATGGCGGAGCAGTATATACGTTATTGTCTGAAACAATGCCGATCGAACCATTGGAAACGTTTGATTGTGATATGGTATTATGGCCAAACGTCAATCCGAATGTGGCATTTGATTTAACAGTACAGGTGAAACGAATATCAGACCATATCATAAAAAACATAAAAGCAGTGTATGATTCAATGGAACCATCCATACAATCTGCCATAAAAAAAGCAGTAGATTCTGAAACACCTACCTTTACAACATCCATTTATACACATCCTAAAATTGGTAAAATTATTATAAATAATAATATAACAGTCCTTATAAATGGAAAAAGAACAATAAAGATTGAATTAGTTGTTCATAATGCAAGGAATAGCCAAGAGTTCTTAATTGATCATCAGCAGGCGACCGATCGTCATACTGCTATGATATATGATCCAATGTACTGTCCTGTACCGAATATATACCAAATTCCAAACAGAGAAACAAGAGTTCCATCTCTCGTGTCATTTGTTGTTCAGCAATTTTTCTCCTTTACAAACTTATTCTTTACAGCAAATTCAGTACCATTAAAGAACATAAATCGTATTAGCCTGATTTTTCAAGGACTTGGCGAAGAATATAAGCCAAATCTTGCACAGGATATGGCACGAATGATAAAAGGTGTTATTTCTAATACGTATGATCAAACTATTCGTAAGCGATACATGCAAACAATAGAACAAGCAACCGTTCAAAGTGGATTATATGCTATGATATTGCTATATTACTTTAAAGGTGCATATTCAAGCAAGATTTCTATGAAACAGGGACTGATAAAAGGCCTTGTAGGTATGAAGCCTAATATAATCGAAATAATACAGGAACCATATCGTAGCTTATTAGATGATATGTTAAGAACAAATAAGAACGATCCACAACTACAAACGAAATTCGATGAATTATATAACAAACTTAAAAATAACAATCAACAAAATGTATTATCTAAATTTATAATGGAAACCTATCGTTCAGATGGTGGTCGTAAAACAAAGAAAAATAAACGCACTCGTAAGACCAAGAAGCGTTCTACTCGTTAATGGGAATGACATGGCAATATCCCTTTTTCTTGTGTGGATCGCAAAGAACGGTGAAATGCGTCTCGATGCAATCGGTTCCCTTGGATTGAACGCACGAACTATGAACAGACAGACCCTTTCGTTGATCAAGAAGGAATGACCGAGAGTACCGTGTAAGAAGGGAAACACACGCTTTCTGTTTAAATACATCAGGAGTGGCTTGATGACATGCCTGATGTGCTTTTTTCTCGAATTCTACGTGATTGGAAGAAGGATGTTTCATCTCATATAATACAGCACTGCTGCAAATATTACATGGAACCATGTATTGAGTGCGTGCAAGACTCATCATGGGAATAACTGCATTTGCATAATGTAAGGTAAAAGCGAGGAGAAAGATTTGAAGCATCTGATTTTCTATTGGGTCCGACGATTAATCAAATTTTCTGAATTGAAACCCCCATTTCACGACAAAAATGCTCAACGAGTTCATCGTTCTTGTAATCATGGATATACTTGATTTCACGAATGCCTGCTGCCAAGATCATGCGGCAACAAATAATACATGGGTAATGGGTTATGTATGCACAGCATCCGTTGCAGGAAACCCCGCGTTTAGCACAATCCGCCACCGCATTTTGTTCGGCGTGAACGGTGGCTTGTTCGTGCCCTTCACGGATGATTGATAAATGTTCGCATCCAGGAAGAAATCCGTTGTATCCTTGACTAACAATGCGATGTTCCGATACGAATACACAGCCGACATGGAGACGCTCACAGGGGCTTCGAGTAGCGGTCACTTGGACAATCTCTTTAAAGTAGTCGTCCCAGGATGGCCTCATAGTGATTCATCGCTTTACCATTTTATATCCCTTTCAACAGAAACATATTTACGAATATTCTCAGAGGTCTCCTTCTCTGAATCCCAATACTCATAGGATTTGTCAGTCGGGTAATTCATTCTAGAAAGGGTATGGGTAGGAAGAATGTTTTTCTTCCATATATCATCGACCGTGAGATTATCGGTTAGGATATGTGAATAGGAAGAAAAGAAAGAGAGAGGGATGGGCCCAGAAGATTCCATATCGTAGCCGCATAGTACAAGGGTCGAACCTTCATGTTTGACAGGATCCCATGCTGTAGGAAAGTTTGTACTTGTTTCATAGTAAATCGTTTGACCCGTTTCAGAGGAAAAATAGGTGAGAAAATGATTCTCTACTTCTTTCATTTTGAATCCACACCGTTGCATGGCTTGATCAAGCTGGTTTAGAAATTTTGGACGATACAAGACGACAGTATCACCGTGTTCGGAGCGAGGCTGGCTGTCCATATAATACCACGTTTTGATCTCTGGAAATAAAACAGCGGGTGTCAAATCAGTTCCTGCACCAGGATAAAATGCACTCATTCTAACTTAGAATACGAATATACTTTAAATTGAAATCTTACGTGTTCTGCGTTGACCATGCTTGTTCTTTTTACGGGACTGTAATGCCAAACGAAACGCCTTTTTCTTGTGATTGCAGCCTTTTTCTAAAATGGCAAAATCAACTGCGGCAGATTTACCACCGGTTATCGCACTGGCGAGACGGGCGAGACCCCAGCTTTGGGCGGTTTGGCTGGGGCGGGATCCCGACGAGAAATACGCACCTTCTCCTTTACTAACAATTTGCTTGAGGGCACCAATGGAACATCCTGTTTGTTGGGCGAGCTTCTTGGTAGGTGTCATGGTTTCCACGCCATAGAGACGACGGGCCGTTTCGAGATGGCGAGAGGGACGGTGGGGATAGGATGCAAGAGGAGCTCGTGAAAGGTACTTTCCGCTCTTATAAGCACGTCGGGATGCCTGCAACATAGCCCGTTGTTTTCGTCGATCCTTTCGAGATAAACGAAGAGGGATGTATTTAAGAGGAATCATTTACTCTGGGAAGATAATATAATTCCAGAGTAGATGAGAGGGAAGAGGACAGCAAGACATACCAGACCACTGTGTAGTTTGCGTAGTATGCGTAGTATGCGTAGAACACACAAGATGAAAGGAGGATTTGTTCCATCTGTTATGGGAAACTTCCTGTTGGGTGCATCTAAATACATAACACCATTGGCTCTCTTTGCAGGATACAAGTTGTATACGAAGACAAAAAATATGAAATGTCGTGCTCGTCGTAGCACTAAACGTAATCGAAAGTAATTACTGCATAACCGTATCCGTGGAATAAATGTAATTAAATTGATTCGCGTTTTTGGATAATATCTTACTGAATGGATTTTGAGCACGATTTTCGGATGAATCAAAAATAGTAGTTTTATTAAATTGATTTCCTGTTTTTCTTCCACCAGCGTTGTGAATATTGAATTGTCCACCTCGTGCCTCTTTGATATGTTTATTGGATTTGGCGATGGAATGACCGTATGCACCCGAACTGTATTTTTTACCTTCTAGTACCTCACGAGATCGTCCACTTTCACTGCATCCTTTGCACTTTTGAAATTCAGGATAGGTACATTTTTCTCCCGATTCGTGCTGCCAGATATGCAATCCAATCCACTCTTTATCGCCTGTCAGATCAATGTATTCTTGATATTTTTCAATACAACTTTCTGTTGTACCTAATCCAGTCAATCCTTTCCATCCACATGATCCAAGTGTTTCAGGAACGTATAGACTGATTGGTTGATGAGTAAGTAAAAAGCTCATCATTGCATCTTTGACATCAGATGATTTAAATAAGGATTTGACTCCTACGGTTGATCCGACCAAATTTTCAAAACCAACTGTGCAGGTTCTCATGAGAGTACGAATAATCATCTGGTAGATCATCGAAGTTTCGCGATAGAGTCCTCCATCAATCGAAAGAAACGTGTTTGGAAATCCTTCTACCTTCGAAAATAAGTTGATGAGAGTCTGTGCCCAATAGGTCTTTCCTGCAGCACTTGGGCCGAATCCCATGATCAAACGTCCTTTAGGGGTAGGATGGTCAAACGTCATTTTGATAACGGCAATGTCTTTTTGCCACTCTCCTGTGAGAGGACCATTGAAAGATAACTTTATAGGGGCTGGATCACCTTTCTTCTTGTTAGCCCATAAGACGCTTTGAATCAGAGAACGAATCATGTAGGCAGTGGACCCGATTTCTTTTTGAATCAGATCGGATAAAATGGCCTGACAGGCTCCATCACATGATTTCCATTCACGTTTTGTGCAAGGTTTGGTAAATGGATAGAGAGAAGTAATAGCCTCTTCTACCTTTTTCTGGATGTCATAGAAATCCTTTACTCCAAATGTCTTAAATAATAGACCCATCAATTCTTCCTTCTGATTCTTATTCAATGTATCCCCTTCAAAATAAGGTTCGATCGCGGCAATACTAGTTCCATTAATAATAACCATCTTTCCAGAATTATTGGATGCAACATGGTTGGTAGATTTCTTGGTTAATCCGAGAGAGACGTTTTTCCCATTCTCTAAATGAACTGAAATCGAACCGCCATAACGAATACTTCGTTTAGTACTGCGTTTAGTACTACGTTTTCGCAATGGGTGTTTTCTTCGCGTTTTACCCATACCTACTATAAGAGAATATCATATTCATAATATATACGATAATGCATATGATGAGAATGAATAGAGAAATCAGTGCGTTTAAATACAAGAACAGCCCCGTTCCGGACAACCGGGGATTTCTAGAATTGTCAATAGTCTAAAGCCGATTCAGACAAATAAACACAATGAGTCTTGCACAAGGAAAAGCGATGCCAAACGCGAATGGGAATTTATTTGAGATCCGTACCGTTCAATCGGCCGCCTTCCGTACGTTAATTGAAGCCTTGAAGGAGATTCTTACCGAGGCGAACCTGGAGTTTGATTCGACTGGCATCAAGGTGATTGATGTGGATGAGACCCATACTGTTCTGACGTATTTGCGTCTACATGCCGATCGTTTTGAGTACTTCTATTGCCCAGCCAAGTATGTTCTGGGTATCAATATGATTTATCTGTTCAAGTTGATCAAGACCCTGTCCAACAATGACAGCTTGACCCTGTTCTTGCCGGCGAGCAACCCAAACAAGCTGGGCATTCGTGCGGAGAATGCGGAGAAGGGAACAACGAATACGTGGATGATGAAGTTGTTTGATACGAATGTGGAGAACATTGAGTTTCCAAACATTTCGTTCACGTCGATCATTCATATGCCGTCGGCGGATTTCCAGAAGATCTGCCGTGATTTCAATGCACTAGCGGAGAAGCTGGAGATTACGAGTTCGAGCTCGGATCTGATCTTTCGATGCGTGGGAGACTTCGTGGATGGTGAGACGGTAATTATGTCAAACAACCAGGGTGGAATTGAGGTAGAGCGTAATACGAATGAGATCGTGCAAGGCATGTTTGAGCTGAAGTATCTTGTCTTGTTTACGAAGTGTACGAATCTGTGCACGAGCACGCAGATCCATTTGAAGAATGACTACCCGCTGGTTCTGCGTTATATGGTGGCGAATCTGGGCGAGGTTCGTTTGGTTCTCGCTCCGCAGAAGCAGAAGACGGAGACGACAAAGCCACAGAAACTCTAGGGTGGGGACGCTAACGCACACTTCGTAAACCCACACCCCTGTACAGATGTAAAGTGAAAAGATTCCATTTACTGGTATATAATTTTAATAAAGTAAAACAATAAAAAGATAATATCGAATAATATCTTTTTATGTTAACCATCCAATTAAGATCGGCGGGTGCGTCGCTTAGACTTTTTATTGCGTTTTGTTTTTCGTAGGTGTTTTCTACTTCCACCTGATGAATTACACAACTTATAGGTTCCCAATATTGTCATTGTATTACTATTGGGATTACGATTACGACTAGTTTTTTGACCATTTAGCCATGTTATATATGTATCTACAAATGCATCTACATTTTCTTTCGTTATAGATGATCGAAGTTTCGTAAATATAATACGAAATCCTTTATTGTCTTGATTCATTTTAACAGTTATTACAGGGATATACCTGCCACCATTATTTGTAATTCTAAAAACAAGATCAGAGTCAGATTGACTGGATGATATAAATTTGTTGGGTGGAAAAAGGTGTTTAAATGGACCACCATCATTTTCCATTATCTTATCAAGTCGAAACCCCCACAACGAATCTTTTAATTTTTTAATTTCTTTAGCATCTATTACTTCACCATTTTGCGTACAAATATCAACTGAATACGTTGGATTAACAGAAGCAGAAGCAGTCGCCATTATAATAAAAGAACATATTTTTTGAGAGATATTCCCAAAAAAATAGAACAGGTATTTTCTTACTTTGGCTCAAAAAGGGCATTACATTTTCTTCTGAACAAACGGGGTATAGATGATCTCTGATTCTTTAAGGGAACTAATCGAGGTAGAAAGAGTAGAGGGCTGATTAAACTTCTGAGCGTCTGTATTCCACAGTTTGATAATGTTGAAACCCCGTTTCGGGCTAATGGATATTCCATTGATTTTATTATCGACATTCGTGGTGGAACAGCCAAGCATGGACGCAATGATATACGTCAGACATACTTCAGCGGCATCTTTCTTTTGACATCGGAAGGAATAACATCCACCACGAATGTGGTGATGACTCTCCCACAGGGGAGGCGAGGGATCGCGCATCATAAAGAACATTCCGTCGGAGAGGGTCTCCGTCTGAAGGACTTCCATGAGAGACCAAAATTGGCCCCATGTTTTCATGGATCCAAGATTGATAAAGGACTGAAGTGTCCATTTGGTCTCTTCGGGGGAATGGAAATAGAGCGTCCACGATCCGGTAGGAATGGAAGAATGAATAGTCAATTCTTCATTCGATTGGGACATGGTGTGGTGATACGGAGGTGTATCTATGCTAAGTGGGTGGTTGATTTCTTTAAACTGAACACGATCAAATTTATGCATGATAAAAGGTGAAAGGGTCGTGTGGTGGGACGACATATTCTCGGATGGAGATCTTTCCATTTCGAATAGCAAGGCAGTTATTATCGGCAAATAGTGATAATGTTTGTTCATTACCTTCGTCGTCGATGATATGGAAATGAATCTTTGAGTTAGCGGAAAACCATTGTTTGGTTTCGGCACACCAGGCAAGCAGGATCATCGTTAATTTTGGAACAATGGTAGGAGTTGTATTGACTCGAAATTTTGCCATAAAGGAATCAAAATCAAATTCCTTCTCGGATTCTTCTTCGGTTATGGAGATCTTGGCAGATAGCCAGGACAATTTATAGGATTGAATGGGGGTTTCCATGCCGATATAATTCAATTCATGAGAAGCATACGTCCACTTCGCAGGTACGTGGTTGGATATATGAGAAGCAGGAAGAGGCAGGGTGTGATCGTTAGGAAAAATCCATGTATGATGCTTATTTTGTATGTAATAGGATACATCGTGATACACATCAGAGATACGATGTTTCGTTTGGATGCATTTATCGGTTGCCCAGTTCCACAGCTTGATGCAAGAAACAAAAATATATGAACGGAGCGTCATATGACTGTATTTCTAGTTAGAATATTATTTAAGTTGATCGATAGAATGAAATGGTCTGGGTTTTTGTTTTCCAGACACCGATGGGATTTTCGGATGGCTGACCCTCGGAGTCGATTTCATAGATGAACCCCTCTTCAGGATCTTTGTAGTAGTTTACTCCTTTGACGGTGATTTCCTCTAGCTCCACACCCTCTTCTTCGTCTTCTTGGGCCTCTTCTTGTTCTTCTGCCTCTGCCGCTTCTTCCTTCTTTGATTCCACTGGCTCCTCCTCCGCTTCCTCTTCCTCTTCTTCTTCTTGTTCCTCCTCTTCCTCTTCCTCTTCCTCTTGTTCCACCGCCGCTTCTACTGCCTTGGTCTCTACGATAGGGGCCGCTTCTACCGCTTTAGTTTCTACGATAGGTGCCGCTTCTACCACTGGTGCAGGCTGGACAATGGGCGTTTCAACCTCTTCGGTTTTATGAATGAAGAAGGTTGGATCCACGATTTCATTTTGAAGAGGAGTGGGTCCACTCAGCCATGGATCATCTTCCATCTGATCATCCAGATGCCCATCGATATGAATCTCACGGGTCTCTTCCATGACATCAAGACGGTCCACGAGATGATGAATGGTGTGTTTCTGAGCATTCACTTCGATCGTCAACTCTTCCACGCGTTTTAGAAGAGAAGACACGTCCGTTCCTTGCGTATAAGCATGTGCAGAAGGAACAGAAGAAGCAGACACATTCGGTCCGCCATGCAAGGAATTCAACCAATCTTCCAACTGGTAGAGATCCTTCTTGATCTTGTCGATAGTGTTAGCAATCAAAGCAGATGTAATGGACATGGTTGACTTTAAATATGCAGCGTATTCGCATCAAATTTTACGACGATTTGATTTTCAGGTTGATGCAGGCATCAAGTGTAGACTCCCATGCCTTCAACGGTTTCGTACGACGAAGTCGAAGAACCTCCTCGGCCTTTTGAAGGCGTTCCTTAACTGTCTCATTCACATTCTTCGTCAAGCTTGCATCATAGAAATCAATGGGCTTGGTATCCATTGTGGACAAAATGCTGACCATCGGCGGAAGGTGAACATCGATACGTACCTTATGTGAATGGATAAGGGTTCGATATTCTTCAATCGATAAAGAACCACCAAAGAGACGCAGAGAAGTGCGAGGTGGTGCGGGGTGAATGGTCCCATGACATGCCTCGCCATAAACGCGATAAAGAAGAGCCAGTTGTTCCCAACGAGTGTGAGAATCTTGACGCATATCAAAGAGATAGGCGACTGCACATTCAGGGCTGCAATAATTACCAGACACTTCCAGGTGCTCACCTGTATCACGAATGGGCAACACAACGGGGCGATGGGTAAAGGAATGGCAGCACCAAAAACAAGCGGCATCGGATTGAGACGGGATTTGTTTGATATCCGATGAATCTTTGAATTGAACCAGAAGGGTCGATTTGAGTGTATAATAATCGATCTCTGGTTCCTTAGGAGCAACAGGCTTCGAATCCACCGATTCGGATACATCATTAGAAGGACATACAACGGTATTGGTTAATTGCTCTACCTCTTCACAGAACGGATTATCTGCATTCAAATCATAGGGCTGTGCCTCGGTAGGAGGATGTGGATCATATACAATTGGCATATCCGTCATGGGAACATCTCTGCTTTGAATGGGAAGATGAACAATTAATGGGCGGCGAACACCTGAAAGAAGGGAACCCTCGATGCCATCTGGGGTAACAACTGCAACGACAGGGAATTGCTTCTTCTTGCTGGTTTTTTTAGCGGGTGCATCGACTGGATGCTCGGTGGTTGTGCTACGTTTTCCTCGACCTCTCCCACTCATACTGGTAGATTGCAGTCATGATTTCATTTAAGTTGTTTCTTGTATCTATCATGATATAATAGAATCATATCATGATAACCCAGTAAATAACATAAGAATCCTTTAGAATCGGGATCCATACAGAGCCTTAAACGCCGCCTTGTGGGTCAGGTGGTAGACGAGGGCGAACACGACGGCGTGGAACGCGGCCTTGACCAGAAACGAGGAGCCTGGTGGGAGAGACAGCAGCACACCTGGAACAAGGAGGAAGAAGAGCACCGCAGTGAAGAGAGACATGAGAGGGTGAAACATTGCTATACTTATGGAGCAGGAAAAGAATAGAAAAGGGTTTAAGCATTATATGCCAGCGTAGAAGTAAGATGTCCGTAGACACCGCGTTTTGGTGTGAACGGGTTCGGAAATGTTTTTCCATGTTTTTAAAAAATCCAACCACGATTCAGCACTTATTATTATTTGGCCCTCCTGGATCTGGAAAAACAACGAGTGCTGCATGGCTCGTGGATCAGATTTGGGGGAATCGTAAATCATTGATGTGCATTTCGATGAATGCCGCGGATGAGCGTAGTTTGGAATCGATTCGTCAAAAAGTATTTCCGTTTCTTCGTGTGGACTGGAGAACTGCCGGTGAGACAGCACCTCGTTTTCTGATATTGGACGAATGTGAAACGTTAACGGAAGCAGCTCAATTGTCGTTGCAAACGATTCTGAATACGGATCCGACGGATATTTGTGTCATCTTGATCTGCAATTCACAAAGTCGAATTCACCCGAAACTTCGTCAACGATTACTAAAAATCAGATATGATCCACCAAATCGAAATCAAGAATCCGCCGATTTATTTACAGCCATGACACGAGGTGATTTGCGTCAACATACACGTCAATCGGACACAGAGCGACGAATTTGGAATTATCTTCATTGCCATCCATCTCATCTGCCAACCCTTCTCCAAGATGATACGATTGACTTTCACATGATTGTCTCTGAACTTCTTCTTCTTGCCGATCGATTTGATATTCTGGATGGACCTCTTTTGAATCGGATCAATTTGGTATATTCCCTCCTTGTTGATAGTACTACTCTTCAAGAAGAAACGGAACAACATTTGATAACATTAATGAAAGAATTTAAAGTGAAATTTGAAGTGAAATGCACAGCTCAATAACTCATACACAATGGCATATACTAAATCAAAACTGCGAGTCTCCACGATGGTGATCACGGCACATTGGGGAACTCCAATCCAGTTGGATCAGCTCTTCGAGTCGCTTCGTCCGATTCTGATTCCGATCTGGTATCCAGAGGAGGGAATTCTCAAGTTTGAACATAAAAATATGGTACTCGGGTCCAGCTACAAAGACATTTTCACCAATCGAAAGATAACATCGAAATCGTTCTTCAATCAATCCACGATGGTGCTTCGTAGAAAGACGGTGAATGGATGGAAAGAGGTGAATGTAAAGTTGTTTGCGAATGGAGGCATTCAGATGACGGGTGTAACATCCGAGCCTTTTGCACAGGAGACAATGGAGTGGCTTCTAAACGTCTTTCGTTCACTCCAGGGATCGCCCTTCAAGGAGGAACCGTCCATTCAACGATTCTCTGTTCAACTCATTAATACCGATTATGCTCTGAATCAATTCATTAATCAGGATGTACTTCACAAGATCCTGATTAACGAATACAACCTATTTAGCATGCTGGAAAAGACCATTTATCAGGGGGTGAATACCAAATTCTTCTATAACGCCCGAAATCCAGGAAATGGAATCTGCCAGTGCAAGACGTTCTGTAAGGGACAGGGAACGGGAGAGGGAGAGGGAGAATGCAAGCGCATCACCATGAGCATCTTTCGAACGGGTAAGATCATTATCACGGGTGCTAGACAACTGAAACAAATCGAATCCGCTTATGATTTCTTGAACCAAGTGTTTGACCGCCATCATGCAAAGGTCTTGTATCCTCCAAATACGGAGTGATACAGAGTGATACGGAGTAATAAGAAATGGTTGCGTTTATTCAAAAGAAAGGAATTATATTTTATTGTCAGATTTAGACATGGCAACCCCGGCATCTTCTACACCTGCTAATCCCGTTGTTGTTCCAGCCGCAGCTACTGCAACCGCCGCTGCCGCCGACATCCTGCCTTCTGCCCAAACTATGATTCAGGCCTCCAAACTAGCGATTGAGCAGGATCGTGCCATCATGCTCGATTATTACCGTCAGACCGCGGGAGGAACCGCGTTTCTCGGCGAAGACCCGAATACAAAGGAGAAGATTCTTGTCAAGTCAAAGGATGAGTTTACTTCGCTGATCAAGAAGCTCTTCAAGGTGGGTGATGATTTTATCATTCTGACCGAGAACTCGCTGTATGTTGTATCGGGCAAGATCCAGAAGCGTAAGGTCAACCTGGCGTCTCTTCAGGAGGCTTATGATTCTTCGTTGTAATCGATAGAAAGATGTCGCCTCTTGGAGAAATTATTGCTCTAACCATTCTATTTTTGTTTTTAATCATACACGGTCGTGTAAGTGGACCAAAAATCTACTCGTTTCTACTCAACCACGTCATTGCCCTTCTTCTTGCATTTTCAATTTCCTATCTCTACTTCAATTACAAAAATTGAAAGAATGTGTTTGATCCACAATGGTTGCCCGTCATGACTACCCTTGAGGATACGTTATTTGATCCAAAGGTAATTGTTCTTGGAGTGTTTGGTTCCACCAACAAAGTATCAGAGCGTGATCTCCAAGAACAGGTTCTTCTTCCAATATTGCAAGAATTGGGAAGTGTTCCCACCAAACTTCTTCTTCCATCCGAAGGAAATAGCTCCATTTATCTTCAAGAATGGGCGGAAACGCTCTCGATTTCTACACAGGTCTTTCGATCAGACTGGGCACGGAATGGAAAAATAGCACAACATCTGCGTGATGATCAAATACGAAATGAATGTACTCATGCTCTCGTATTTCTTTCTTCTCGATCCACGCGTTTGGAACGATTCTCGGAATCATTGTCTAAAAAAGGAAAAATCGTATTTACATCATCGCCAGAGCTGGAGCTGACGCAGCTCGTTTACTCTGCAGAGAAGGCTTCAACGCACGCTCGCAAATCAAGTACAGGAACAACGCAGACGTTGCTGAAATTCCAAAAGAAAGCAGAATGTTAATCAATACGGCAACCATCATTCCAAGGGTCATCTTGGAAGAGGTAAACACCCATACTCCGTAGAGAAGCGCAAGGCCGGCCCATACGGAGAAGATGACGAAAAAGACATAAAAGTAATTGCAGAGGAGATTATCCGGAATCTGATCGGTCCACTGTGGAGGGTTCATGTTTCTATTGGAACCATTTATTTTTTGGAGAGAGACCGGAAATCTAGTATGTTTATACCTTCCGTTATAATGCTATAATCAAACACATCGAAATATGATACGAGTACGGTAAAAAAGTGGCAATAAATCGTTTCCTATCGCTCAAATGCTCTGCCGTTTTTTTAAGACCTATCAGAAATGGACTGGAAATACTCACAGATCGAAGATAATTTTCAAACGGCTAAATAGAATGGCAAGAAAATCACATCGTGCTTCCCGGACTAAGAGCCGTAAGCATTCTAAGCGTCAACGCAGTCAACGTCAGCGCAGTCAGCGTCAACGTCGCACACGTCGTCATCAAGGCGGATCCCATGCACTCATGGGTGCGCCACTTTCGGACAGTCTTGCGGGTGGCTGGTCCTCTAAGATGGCCGCAGGACAGGGTGGCGATTTTATGAAGTATCACGCGGGTCAGCGTGGTGGTTTCCTTGCAGGTGCCCCCGTTAGCGTCATCGGCCGCGAGGGACTTCCCAGTTCCATGCAGGGTGCCGCAATGACGGCTGGAACCATGCGTGCCTATGCTGACATTGCGGGCTTGAAGGATCAGACGGGCGGTCGTCGTAAGCGTAAGAACAAGAAGAGCAAGAAGCAGCGTAAGTCTCGTTCCAAGCGTAGCAAGAGCCAGCGTCGTACTCGTCAGCGTCGCACCCGCAGCAAGCAGAGTGGTGGTTGGAAGTTGGACTTTTCCCCTGTCTCGGCGGCGGGCATGCTTCTCTCCGACTACTCTAAGACGGGTCTGAGCCCTCAGTGGAACGGCGGCGTAGAGTTTTCTGCGGCCGCGGCTCGTCAGGCCATGTGAACTTTTTGAGAAAAAGTTCGCAAAAATGCCCAAAAAGCTTGGAGGGTAAGAAAGTGCCCAAAAATATTCGTATAATGACTAAAAATTGAAAGAATCCTATGTTATGATAAAAACACCATAACATGAGCGTCTGTACGATTTGGACCGATTTACCCCAAGAAGAGCAAGACAAGAAAAAGGAAAATTTCCTTGTAAATGCTTCCGCTGGAGACATTCTTATCTATCAAGGGCCCAATCAAATGGATCAAACACGATACGAAGTCGTCATCAAAGAAGGAAAGAAAGAACTAAAATGGACGCATTCTCCTTACGATTACTATGATTGTTATTGAGGTTGCAAATAAATATCCTTCTGAATCGAATCCTCCGAGCACGAATACGATCTCACCTTCTCTTGAAACAATGGGACCAGAAGAGCACGACCCTCTGCAGTAAACAAGGCCCTTTCCGATGGGCGGATCGAAACCTCAATGATAATATACAAATCACCGTGCTTTCCCAGTACACCAGGCATTGGCATACCAAACCCACTCAATACATACCGATCATTCTGGAACGAGCCCGCTGGAATCTGTGCAAAGAGCCCCTCATCATATCCTGGGTGGCCATCGATTTGAACCACGCATCCAAGAAGACTTTCCGAAAGAGTGATGGATATTTTTGTTTCCAAATGCTGAAAACGATCGCCAACGCGTTTGAATTGCTTATACGCGGGATCATTGGGATCTTCTTGAAGAATGATCTGGGCATCGCCTGGACGCTCAAAAGCGGGATGATCCGAGCAGACTTCAGGAAACAAGAAGTTCTCTTCAGCACGTGTTCCTGGTGCAATATGAACCGCCAGGTTTCTTTTTTCGGCATGAAATCCCGTTCCATTGCATGGAGTGCATACTTCAATGATACGTTCACCCTTTGCCTGACAATCCAGGCACGGCCCCGTTGTATGCATCGCCATCGGGCCCATTTGGATAACCTGAGTAACCGCACCTTGACCGTTGCATTTGCGACAGATTTCCTTTGATTTGGCACCCGTGTGTTCACAATGAGGGCAGAACGATTGACGATTAATGGTGATATCAAACTTATGTCCCAAATAGAATTGTTCCAAGGTTATGGGAATCGTCTGAACCGCAGGAGCCGGTTTTTTGCCTTTTCTTACCTGTCCACGCTGTGGACCAACGGGTGGATTGCCAAACATATTGCCAAACAGATCATTGATATTAAAATCAAATGGGAATCCGCCTTGAGGCATGCCAGGGAATCCAGGAGGAAATCCATTCTGTTGCTGTTCCATCATTTGTTCATCTGTCATTCCCGTTTCATCGTAGATCTTGCGTTTTTTCTCGTCGGTTAAAATATCGCTAGCCTTGGTGATTTCCTTAAAGGTTTCAGGATTTCCGCCCTTATCAGGGTGATGAACACGCGCCAGTTTGAAATATGCCTTTTTGATGGCGGTACAACTGTCGCTCTTTGAAACGCCTAGAATATCATATAAGGATTTGGAGGACATCCCTTTAATCGGTTTATACTGGGCTCGTTTAAGTTAGGTAATCTAAAGTCGAAGAGAGACAATGAAATAAAGACCCATGACATCCCTTGTGGGTCAGGATACCGTTTGGAAAGAATGTAAAGAACAATTGGAAACTCCGTGTCATATTTTTATAACAGGATCGGCAGGATGTGGAAAAACAACATTGGTTCGCGAACTGTTGCAATCGTATGCCCGTCAGAATAAGCGTATGACTCCCTCGCGATGGGGTCTGGAATCCAATGACGAATGTCTGCTTCTGGGCCCAGATCAAGATCGCGGAATTCAAACGATACGTGGACAAGTCAGCCTGTTTATTCGGCAAATGTCATTGGGTAAAAACGTATTTCGCTGGGTTATTGTGGATGACGTGGATACGTTTCCCCAGATTTCGCAACAGGCCCTACGTCGTCCTATGGAATCGTATTCGCATATTACCCGATTTCTATTCATTGGAACTTCGGAGGAGGATTTGATTCCTGCCTTGCGATCGCGTTGTATTCACATTGCGATGAACCCGATCGATTCGATTCTGTATCGCAATCAATTCTTGTCCTATGTTTCCATGCCGAAACCCGATGCGATAACGGATGACATGTGGAATTGGATCATTAATATTGCGGCAAATAACATCAGTGATTTGATTCGATTGTTGAAACTCATTCGTGATATCCATATAACGCTCAAGGAAGAAATAACCATGAAGAGGGTACAAGTTCTCTGTTCCGCCCCGTTCTATGTGGATTTCATTCCGTTATTGAACGCCATGTCCACCAGCGATTCGGTTCTAGCGATTAAAAGCCTTCTACATATTTGGAAACGAGGGTACGCATATGAGGATATTCTAGAGAGCTTTCAAGTCATCAATCAATTGTTTGGAAACAATCAATTTAAGGATAACATCATGATTCATAAATTCTTGATTCATTCTTGGATTTCCTATTGTAAAGGGAATACAAGCATTTTAGCATTGCAAAATGTTATTTATAAAACACTACAGGATCAGACTAGTTGAGAAAAACAATCAGACATTTTTCTGGAATGAATGTATTTATGAATGGTTTTACTAAAGAACGGATTGTTAAAAAAATCACATTTGTAAAATCGTTCCATAAAAAGCTTAGGTATGTACAATCGAAAGAAATTCTTACAATCCGTTATGAAGATAAGGGTTTCCTTCAATTCTTTCCGAATAGAAATCATTTTCATTTCGTGAAGATATCGATAGATAATGAGTTCAATATCATATGGAAGATACATGATATACACATTGAATTCTCATTTTAGGCACTAATCGATTTCTCCAGTAAATATCGAACGGCTAAATCGGATTTCATGATCTGGGTTTCGCTCATTTGTAGAAACCAGCCGAACATACGACGATCCGTCAATTCCGCCCATGGAAATGGGACATAGGTTGTATAGGAACAGAGGTCAAAGGGTAAATTGCCATCCGTTCCTGAAGCAAGCAGATCTTCTAACTGAATACGCTTACCGTTCTTCTTACGCATTCCCTCGGCCGCTGGATCAACGATGAGACCCGTGGAAACGTATTGTGTGGAGAACCGAACAAAATCCCATTTAGCATCACCGCGGATTTGGCTGCCACCGCGTTTTTCATCGATGCGTGCATGGCACACCGCCGCCCACTCGACAAACATGGGATGTTCGGGCTTGGGAGTCCAGATGGCACGAAAGCCTGGGACGTTGGTTCCAGAGGATCCTGCATAGGATTCGTCTAAGTCGGTTCCAAAGAAGACGGTTTTGTCCTTTGGTAAAACACCGAATCCCTTCAAGCATACAGAGGATGGTGTAAGCCATAGACCACCGTACTTGGCAAGAATGGCGGTGCGAAGATAGTTCATCTCAGCTTCACCGACTGGCGCGATGGGATTGCGCAATCCGGAAGGCAAATGCTCCCATCCTCCTAGTAATTCTGCCGCACCGGCCAATCCTCCAATGACTTCGATGCGATAATGGTCCTTGTTTTGTTTGACAATCGATTCGTAGCAGAGATTCAGAAAGGGAACATTCAGCGCACGACTGGAACGTGCACCAAAATCGAGTCCTTGACGGGCATTCACATCGGAATGATCGTAGTAGAGCCAGATGGCGGGTTTGTCCAGCCCTCTCTTGAGAATATGCTTGTCGGCAAAAGGATTGAATTTGACATAATCCTTTGAATAGAGCACCGCATATGTTAAGGCAACAATGAATAATACGACCAATATGGTGAGAAGAATAGAAAATGCTTCCATATCAATCGATCCTACTATCCGTCTTAGATTTCTTTCACAAAGGAATCCTTTTCCTCTTCTAACGGTTGTGTACTCTGAGCACTTTCAACGCTCGGTTGACTTCCAACACTTCTTCCACCCTGATCACTTCGTAAAGCCCAGACACTCGAAGCCGTATTTTTAAAATACTCCTCAATACGCAGTTTGTGTTCTTTTTCCTCCTCCTGTTTCTGTTTCTCATACGCTGCAATCGCCTCCAAATCACGATCCAATTCCGTCGTATACACCAAATCACGTTCCTTCAACAATGACTCAAAGGTGCGTTCATGTTCTTGATATACAGGAATCTTGTCGTACACGGTATTTTCTGCAGTATATGCGTCGTGCAAATCAGTATATTCTGGGTTCGCCTCTACATCTGAAGTAAAAGAATGACCCGTTCCCTGAATCAATGCGGAACCGCGGGTAGATCCTGATACAAACGCCATTTGATCTGGATGAAGAATCAACGAAGTTGGCTCTGGTTTTCCCAATTTCACCCTAGATTCAAAGGAGCGATTCCACTCCAATGGGTCGTCTGCTTGAATGGTCTCTTCCTTGACATCGTCGTGAGACCGAAACCAGGTTTCATATCCGACTTCATTTTCACGAACATGGTTTTTCTCGAATTGTTCATTGAATTCTTTGAGAAATGTCTCATTCTTTGTAGCATCCACCTGATCAAATATTTCAGAAACCAAATTATTGAGCTCGGAAACAAACTGATCTTCGCGAGCCTGTCGCACTTCAGATGGATCAAGGACTTGAAATCCTCCACGACCACCCGTTGTACGTTTCAAGATGTTCGACAAATACAAGTATGCAGCCAGAACATTATCAAAATCGCCTTCGGATCCTCCCTTGTCAGGATGGGACTCCACGGCAGCACGTTTGAAGGCTCGTTTCAAGGTCTCTGTTGAAACTTCGTCGATTCGTTGAAACCCTAATTGTTGCAGGGCTTGTTCCATATTAGTTATTGGTAGGATAGGTGGTTTAGATTGTTTAGAACTTGCTTGAACTTGTTAAACTTTGTTTAGACATCGTAGATATGTCAAATAAGTGGATTACATTGAATGATACAACTATCCCAATTGATTCGATAGAAAGTATTGAAATGACAATGGAAAAGACAGAATACATCTTCGTAGTACAATGCAAGAATAGAAATGTTTATAAGGTAAATTTACATGCAACAGGTGGACATTGGTTGTATACGATCTGTCATGATGGTCTGGAAGAAGCAAAGAGAGGTGGTGAGCGTTATGAGCGATTATAAATTCGAATGTTATACTAATGTTTAAAGGCTCTCCTATTCTACATCATCAATATACTCTTCCATCCACGGACACTAGTCCAAGTAATGTTGTAGTCATACCAAGTTCGAATCCAGTAAGTACACTCCCTTCCAGCAAAGCAATCACTCTAAGTTCTGCAAGTACTCTAAGTCCTGCTGCAAGCCCTTCCGATGTTAAAGTAATTGGACAAAAAGGAAATGAAGTAGAAGATGAAAAAACAAACGATGTGTTAAATCCAAATCATACGGTTTCTTATAGTCACGTGGTGAAGATTCTAAAAGAATCATATAACTTTGATGAAAATATAACGTCTACCTCCTTGGATATTTTAGCATTATACTTGAAAGGCCAAAAGATCATCTACACAGAAAGCAAAACATATTGTGAAAAACGCCTGAACACGTTGATGTTGCCTGCTATTTTACTGGCAGCTGTGTGTTCTATTTTGAATTTCATCTTGAAGGATTATACCAATGGAACTATTATTATTTCTTCGTTGAATGCGGCGAATTCTTTCATTTTATCAATCATTAATTATCTGAAATTGGCGGAAAAAAGCCAAAATCATTTGATGGCGGCGCAACGATTTCATAATCTGGAATCTCGAATTGAACTCAAAAGTGGCAGATCGTTGTTTTTTGGTAATACTGTTGATATTGAAAAAACGCTAGAAGAAATTGAACGTGAAATCAAGGAAATTCAGAGCTCGGATCAATTCATTGTTCCAGAGGCGATTCGCTATCGGTACCCTAAAATCTATTCGTCCAATCTCTTTGCACTTGTCAAGGAAATCAAGAATAGTGAAATGTTGATTATTAATGAACTAAAAACTGCGGTTCAAGCTATTTATACGTTTACCGAGGAACGAAATGAATTGAAAAATAAAGAAAAAGATTATCTGGAGCGATATCGAAAATTTAATAATGAAAAGTATGAACTAGAATTGAAAGTGAATATACTAGACCAACACCTAACATCTGAAAAAAGTGCACCATTAGAATATATTGTGGAAAGTGAAGATGAACTAGAAGACGAAGTTCTTCTTGTAGACCCTGTGGAAGATCCAAAAGAACAAGAACGATCAGAATTGAACTTAGAAGTCGTCAATCAAAAAATTAGAGACCGAAATAGAGAACGAATGGATCGTAGAGAAGAAAAGAAGAAATTATGGATGAGGAGAGAAAAGGAGAAAAGAAGGATAGCGATGAACGATATACAGAATGAATTATCACGATGCGAGTTATCGCTAAAACAAACCACGTCGCGTGCAACTCATATGAAAGGACTATTGGGGGAAGTGCGTGAAGACATTCAGAAAAAAACAGATCTTATTGATTGTTGTGATCAAGCGAAGAATATAGCGTTTGCCAAAACAGTAACTCATCGTCAACGCTACATTGATCTAAGTGATACATTAAATCGCGAAATTGATCTGCATATCAAGAACACAAAACGATGGAATGGATGTAGCCCGTGTGATTTTTTTAACACCTAACACTTCTTAGAAAAAGTGCTTAGTACCCAATTTTCTTCTGGTTCAAATCAACACCATCGGTGATAACCATCTGTTTCATGCGATCATGATATTGCTGGTTTTTCATATGCATTTCCGCCCGTCTACGTTCCCGCAGTTCATCGTTCTGGGCCTGGCGTTTTTCAAAGTCGCGAATACCATGAAGTTCGGTTTGTGTAAACGGATCAGGTGCCCTCTCGCGCGAAGCTCTGTATTGTTCAAAGTTTCGATCTCCCACTTGAACATTGGATACTTTGTCCGAAATGGTGGATTCGGAAGTATAGGCACCGCGTAAATCGGTGAACTGGAATCGTGAATTGGGAGCGGCAGTATAGCTATCGGGGCGTTCTCCCACCAAATCGACGCCGCTCGTGGGGTTCAGCGTCAAAGCCATTTGGCCAGGATGAACAATCAAGTTCGTGCTCTGCTTTCCGCCCTTACGTGCCTCATCCTCGAACATACGATTGAAGACATCTCGGTTGAACTCTCCTTTGAACTTTTGACTGTTTGCCGCCTTGGAGTCCGCCGATTTCAGCCAGTCTCCGTATCCGTCGGAATCGGGATCGGGCATATGGGTTTGTTCGAACAGTTTGTTGAAGGCGTTCATGTCGAGATTCTTGGCGTTGAGACGGACAGGTTCGCCACCATAATCCCATTGTTTCGCATCGGATTCGCGGCGTTGTTGGACACTGGCAGAATCCACTTTTCCACCTTGTGTATCACGCTTTCCTCCACGCATGAATTTGAGGATTTCGGACAGGTACGCGTAGGCACGGGTGACGGCCTCAAAGTATTCTTCGGATCCTCCCTTATCGGGGTGAGATCGTAGGGCCATTTTCTTGTAGGCAGATTTGAGCGTTTCTTCGGTGAGGGCGACTTCTTCTTGGATGTTGAGGACTTCGAGACAAGAAGAAAAGTAGGAGATGGCTTTTTGCTTGGGGGTATCGGTGATAACCTTCCAGCTGGGCTGATTAGATTGATGTGCAACAAGTTGTTGTGATTGCTGAGCGTATGCGTGTTGTGGTTGCTGTGATTGCGAAGCGTATGCGTGTTGTGGTTGCTGTGATTGCGAAGCGTATGCGTGTTGTTGATAACTCGATGCAGTGGGTGCGTTTACGAGAGAAGGATGAGTCGCCCCAATCCCGTGTTGTACGGTTTGCATGGAACGAGGAACGGCAATAGGAGCCTGGACAACAGGAGCTTGTTCTCCCGGAAGTACAGGGGGTTGACCACCGGACTGGACGGTAGACATGTAATGAAGAAGATAACTATAGATTCCTGCGCGTTTGGCCGAAGAGACGTATTCCATCGAAGCCATACATGTTTGAATGACTTGGATTCGTTTCATCGGATCGTGAATTTGAATCATGTTCGAATACATACGAACATGAACGGGATCGATCGCGGACGATTGGTTTCCCATCTATCTTGGTTTCCACATTCGAATCTGCGATTTGATACGCAAAAAATAAAGAGAGGAAATAGATGTCAGAAAAAAAAAATTAAAACCTTCTACTTATCGTCGTCCATGGAATGATTATAAGTCTCAAGAAGAATTAAATAATGAGCGTACAAATGTCCCTTTGAATACTATTGTAAATAAAAAATCACATGCACAAATTAAAAATACATATAATATTGTTAATAATATACGAGAAGTTTCTTTATCAAAACCAATCAGTGTTCAAGTTGGAAGATTTAATGTTTCCGATTCAAAAGATGAATGACGTAGAAAAATACGTAGAAATATCTCACGGCAAAGAAGACATGTCGGCCGGCGAAGGACTCATCGAAATGGAGCATAAGGAAGATCATGACGCGATTATGTCATTGATTTCAGGGGATGCCATGACGGGCGCAGAATTGATTTTACACGATTCTTCTCTTCCGATACCTGTTAAAATCACCAAACTTCTGGGAATTATCATGACTCTTCTAGAATCGGTCCAATTGAATGGTGCCAAGATATCAGGAACAGTTAAAAAAGCAGTATCTCTACAATTACTAACACGACTCATTCACTTTGTTGCAAGCGACAGCAAAGATTTCGATGATTTGATACATCTATCTCAGATCATGGGTCCTGATATACTGGAAACATTGATCGAGGTATCAAAAGGAGTCAATCTGACAGCGGTTGAAAAACATAAAGAAACATGTTGCTTCGGTCTTTTATCCAAATAAAATTGACATTGAAATCCACAGAGATGTATGGTATCCCATGTATCTCTATCGATTGAGCGAATACATACCAGTAGGTACAACCCCTACTCTTCCAATCGTATCATTTGAAAATTCGATTGATATGTCGCGTGTTCCTACGTATCCTATGGATGAAATGGAACGTCTCTGGAAAGAAGAAAAGCAAATCACCTTTGTTCTCCATTATTTGGATGGCAATGATGTTTATTATTTCCTTCTTCCAACGGATCATCCTGATACGACGAACTATTGGCATCATGAACTAACCAATCAAACCCTGAAATGGCATCACTGCGACTTCTATTCTAATCGGATTCTGGAACGATTTCTGGGCCGATTTAAGCGTCGATTGCATACTCGCTCCTTCCTTTCGGATATCTATCTGCAAATTCAACACGAACTGAATATAACCGACGAAAACGACATGCGATTTCAAGAGGTTCTCTATGAAACGCTGTGCACAATCCGCATAGAGAGTTCGTATCATAATCAGTTGATCCAGATAGATGATTTGCATGATCGTGAATTGATTCAACGTGTTCGTGATGAGGTACGTGAAAATGTGGAAATGGAACGGCGTTATCGTCCAGATGGAGAGGGATTTATGGAAGCCCAGCAATCTTTTGAAAAGATTAGTCGATCATGATTGCTTTGAGTTCTCGGATACTTGGAAGGGGAATGTGAGACTCGCACTCCCAGAAAAAACGTTTACCCGCCGATTCAAATCCAAATACACGAGGATAAAACTGGGGCGCCATCGCTGGAAAGGATCTCTCCTTACAAGGAGGAATCAATGACCAGCTCTCCAAAGGAAGAACAAGAGCCAGCTGTTCTACAGGTCGAATGTCCGTCGCACGAACCCATATTTTTTCTGGAAATTCAGGGAGATCTCCTTGAATCATGGAATCTCGAACCCATTCCCATAGGGGCGGAAGAGAATAGGGATAATACCAATTGAAACAAATCTGATCCATGCTACCCGTGTAATACGCCCAAATCCACTGAATTCCATACAAATAATCTTTTACAATTGCTGATCGAGAATGACCCGAAAAGAATTGTGTTAGGTACTTCTGTTTCCAGGTAGAACAGAGATGACGCGACCCGTGTTCCAACAGAACATCTTCGTCCATGTGCAACAAGGGCCAATCCGAATGACCGAGAGGGAGATCCTTTACACCCAGATTTCGAGCAAACATTTGTTTTTTGGAGATGGATTTCTCGATACGATTGGATTCGCTCTGCGTCAAATGAGTAAAGAGGAACTGCAGGCCCTCCTGTGAGATTTCCATGGTATTTGGATAAACTAATGGTACACGCAACAACTGAATAAAGGATAAGAGTTCGCCATGGCCGTCGTCGCGTATTTTAAGGCCAAGGGAAGAGGGTAGAAAATCATTTCCTAGAACGGACATGGCAAAACAATAATTCAGGATGGTTTGACGGCGATCCAGTGATCCGACGATCCAATCGCGCAAGGCGTGAATGGAAAACCATTCGAATTGTTCCTCTCCCTCTGTGTCATAGGAGATTTTGCCCTTATCGATCTCTTCGCGAAAGAGCCAGATCTTATTATCCAAGGAGCATGTTTCTTGGCCGAGGAGGGAGAGAACAATCAGGTCGGCGTCTAGGCCGTACACGGCAAAGTTTCCAGTATATGATCCGGTTCGCCAGGCATTCATGAGTTTATGTTCGCCTTCGCCTGGTTCGTCGCTGGAACTCAGATGCCACGTTCCTTTTCCTTTCTTTCGAATCATGCCCTCCAGGCCCGCATGCAGTTTCTTCATAAATGTCGTTCCAGGAGTAATCGCGTTGGTATCCCATTTGGGTCCAGCGTTCGGATCTTCGGAACGAAGCCAGACGGACTTGAAACGTCGCAACCGCTGTTGACGCATCTTGGCCATGGGAACGACGCCATCGATGGCGATATAGACACCGGTTTGAGGAGAAACTTTGCGAATAACCTTGAGACAATACTCGATAATACAAGCAATAAACTGGCTTTCCCATTCGTCTTTTTGCGAATCGCCAGGATACTCGGGGCAACGAGGAAGGCAGTGATAGATCAGGCAGTTAAAATCCATAAAGAGCCATTGGATTCCAGCGTCTGGATGGCTACGTTGAATAAGGGTAGGCAGGACATCCAGTAGTTTTTTATAATACGACGGGATACCCATTAGTTATAAAACGCAAGATAAGCTTTATGTCTTGTTGATTTTGTAAGATGAAGTAGTAGGAGATGGCGGAATCAGGATTTGAAAAATTATTAGCCGCTCTCGGAAGTATTCCTTCAACCATTCGAGATTCCGTGGCGGAAATTCATAGGCTCATGCCCGATTCGCTTTTATTCGGATCCCTCTTGATGTATTTTTTAACTCACAATTTCTCATTTGGAGTATTTGCTGTATTTGTATTTGAAAGCACGTTAGCCCATCGGTTGATTCATTGGTTGATTGCACAAAGTGTCGGGGCGGATCTCCGGACGCCTGTTGTAAAATGCCGCACAGGGTACATATCCGAACAGTTTGATGCGAAACGTATTTTTTCCCACGATCCTTATCCATCCTACGGAGTCTTTTCGATAACGGCGATTGCGACGTATCTTGGATTGGCGACCAAAGAGTTTTCCGAGACACGGGAGGCAATGGGACCACAGTGGCAATCACGTAGCATTGTCGCCTACGTCTTTATTACCCTGCTAGTACTTGCATTCGTGTTGGTACGTTTGTTCTTTTCCCAATGTGGCGACACGTTTGGAGAGATCTGCCTCGCCGCCTTTGCCGCCATATTGGTCGGATTTGCCTTTTACACTTTCAATAAATCGATCTTTGGAAAGGAAGCGATGAACTTCCTAGGATTGCCCTTCATGGTCTCGAAAGCGGATAAGAATGACCCCATTTATGTATGCTCCAATATAACATCTGACCAATAAGAAGAATGGATTCGTTAAAACAAATCATATCGGATATTCCTGTTTTTCTTAACAGTGGATTAACGACTCTACCGTTGACGCTAGGTGGAACATTATTGATTATCGGACTCTTTACGGCAAATTATGCGATTCTGTTTTTCCTATTGGGCTTCTTAATTGTGGTACCTCTTGCCGCCATGGTCATGGATTTTCTATTTAGTTGGCTGCCTGAAAGTTGGATCAAGGTTTCGACAACGGATATGTGTCGGATCGTGATACCGTTTACCACCATTCAGGCACCCGCTGGCAAAAAGGACGAAAAGGTCGTAGCGAGTGCGTGGATGGCGATGATCACGTTCTTTATTGGGTACATGTTTCATAATGCTCTCAAGTTGTATTCTCTTCAGACTACGGATCCTTCTCTCACGGTGGACACGAACAGTGCATCGGATATGAAGACGACGAATCGAACGAGCCAGGCGATGGTTGCCCTTGTTTCGATTGTGGTGGTGGGTCTCATTCTTGTCATCTTTCATCATCGTATCGGATGTGAAAGTTTGATTGGAATGATCTTGACGACGGCGGTGTTTAGCGTAGGTGGATACTACTGGTATTCCATGCTCAGTGGAATCGGTCAGGATCGTTTATCGGATCTGTTTGGAATTGCCAATCGTCTCTTGCCGCCGAGAGCGATAACCAATGGACCGGTGGCGTGTATTCCTGATCCAAATGAGGCGTGTGATAATTAGAAAAAATCATAGAATCGTTTCATTTCTTCAAAGAAACGGGCAGTACGTTGGACATCTTCGCGTGCACACCATCCTAGACGAACCGCATGAGACATATGTTTAGCGAAGATCGAAAAATGTTTGCTAAAATGAAACGGTTGTCCGTACTTCTCTGAAACAGATTCTGTAAAATCTGGCTTTCCCGTGCGTTGATTAACTTGTTGGTGCAGATTGAACAACCAAGAACGAACGATCTCACGAGTGATAGCAGGAAGAGGAAAAGAAGTAGAATAGGCAGTGTAGTGCTTTTTACAAAGAGGACAAGGAAGAGAATATTGTAAACTTCGTAGGAGTCCGACCCATATACGGGTTTCTTCTTTGGGCAAATGAGATGCCTTGGTTCCAATTCGTTCTGCAGATGAATGTAAAATCATCCACAGTTCGGGCCCCCATATAGAATTCTGAGGAGATTCCATTTCTACCTTCCTTTACTTTTTTGGATGATGTTCTGCCCGCAATCATCTCTCGGATAAGTAGGATGGCGGATCAGAAACCCGATTTTGTTGCATCGTTCGATGATTCGCTAGATAATTCGGAACCCGTTATGGAACCGACCCATGCGGATCGTGAAAGAAATATCTTGGAAAAGGCGTTTAAACCAGAGGTAAAACCAACGGTAGAGCCAGAAGCGATAAAACCGGAGCTAGAGGCTAATCCCGATACACCAGATATACAGCCAAATACAAACCATGCTATCAAACATGGAGATACGGCTAAGCTAGCGGAGACGATTGAGATTCAGAATCCAAAGAACATTTTCCCGCATATCATGCCTTATCCTGAATTCTCTCCCAAACAACACCACTTTCGCTTCAAACATCGAATGCACGCCTCCAAGTTAGAAATGACGATTCGCGAAATCGATCCGGCGTTTACGGTTCAATTCAATGAAGGAAAGGACAATGTCGATGTTATGATTGAACGCAATGGATCCGTCGTTGGTAAACTTCAGTTTCTCCATTTTGATCGCCGCGATCGTCATAACAAAGCACGTCATTACGTGAAGATCCATTTTTACCAGTTTGAAGACGTCGCGTTGTTCCAGCAAGTTATACAAGCAGTGAAGCAATTCTTTGAATCCATGGGTCCTCATTCCAGTTCTCGTTCCAGTCATAAGAAGAAGCATGCGTCTCGCACGATCCATCGTAAACGTGTCATGCGTCCGACTCATAAAAAGAAGCATGTGCGTCATACGCGTAAAAAACCGCATCACAAATAAAATTTGATAGACTCGACGTCATAGGATGAACTGCCACATGGAGTACAAAGTTCCACGACTGCTTTGGGAGAATTTGGAGTCGGTTCTTCTTGCCCAATCCAAGCGCTACATTGGAGAACTCGCCAAGCGACTCCATGTTTCCGAGAAGGATCTGATCAAGAAGGTTCTTCCTTCGGCGGATTCTATCAAGGTTATGATTCATGATTCGGATCATACGCAGTGTCGAGCGTATCAACAACATGATAACATGACGGTATACTGTCGAAAAGCGGTTGCCTATCAATCCGAGTTTTGCCCGTTTCACCGATCCAAGCGAATGATGGTGATTGAAGGAACGAACCCGATCCAAGTAGAAAAAGTAAAAGATCAGCCCACGAAGGAACCCCTTTGGATTCATGAGAATCAACTCTTGAATGCAAGCGGAAATCAAGTCGGTATCATCGACAAAGAAAACAACCGAATGAAATTGTTCGTATTTGACGAGGTGCCTAAAAATAAATGATAGATATGGTACTAATCGGGAATGGAGGAGCGTGCTCCATTGACCTTTCGGGCCTTAGCAGAAAATACAATGATAACAATGGAAACAGTAGAAGCAAGTGGATATCATTATGAAAATGAAAGCATTCCTTCACCAAAACGCCATAAACCCAATTCTGGAAAAGGAGTTCCTTGTGAATATGAGCATGACTATAACGTCCTGGTACTGAGTTCAGGGAGAGTACTCCGTTTTTTTGATACAGATGGATATAGCCTATTGGTTCCTGAATGGCTTCAGCCTAACGTGTATGTTCGCAAGATCATCTCCAAACTTCCAAGGAGCATTCGTAAACGCATGACCTATTTAGAAAAATTTATGAACGAGGAAGATGCTTATGACGATGAAGAGAATGAATTGTATTATCATTTGAGGGATCAAGTGTATGACACGTATATTCTTGAAATGCGTCTAAGGGAGAGGATGCGTGCATTCTTGAGGCGATGGAGACAGCGTCGAATGGATCGAAGATCGGATGATAATATCGATCCAATAACACAATGTCCACCCGAAAAGGAGGTGGAAATATATGATTGGGATATGAAAAAGAAGTATGTGTTTGACGCCAAGAGTTTGGCAATACACATTGAAACGCAACTATTGCATCATGATTCGGGATTTGCTAATCCTCAATGCCCCAGAAATCCATGGACGAATGTTAACTTTTCTTATAATCAGCTTCTATCCATCTACTTTCAACTGAAGCACTATCGAGAACTTCGTTGGGGACTAACGACATTATATGAATATGATTTTGATAAAAAAATGTGGCATCGATATCATCTATCCGCCATTACCATGAAGGCAATTAAAAATAGTTTGACCACTCTGGATTCGATGCCGGCAAGGGAATTACTGGAAGATTTTATTTTATCGCAGTTGTCCCAAATGGGTGTGGAAATAACTCACTCCATAACAATGGCATATCGCATTATCATGCAACGAGAACCGCGTCATTGGTATATTGAATTGTGGAAGGAAGTGGCCATGACCAATCACGAGTCCGCACATTTTGGTGTGAACTGTAATCACTTAATTCGAGAACAGTGTCGAAAGATTGCGGCGAAACATCATTTGTTTATTAAAGACTTGGTTCGAAAAGGATACGTTGCACACTAATATTTTATTGCAATATAGTATAACATGTCTTCAAACAACGTGAAAAATACTCAAAGCATTCTGAGTGGACTCTGCACCCCTGCAAAACTATACGGTGTCGTATCTCTTGTTAGCATCGCTGGATTATTGTATAATCAGAATTTTATGCCTGCGTTCGGCCACTCCTTATTTGCTGCCATTTGGATCTTCCTTCTGAACTGGATATGTGGTGAAGGATGGACGGGTCTGTCGTGGTTTCTCGTCATTGTACCGATCGTGATCAACGTTTTACTATTCACGGCGGGTGCAACGATTGCGATTGCTGAAATTGCCCATGCCGAGTCTAGAATGGCCCATAACAAGCAGTAATGATATAAAATTGATGATATCACAATCCAATTGAAAAGGACAAGATGGGTAATTGCATTTGTGCAGAGAATTCATATGTCGAGGAGCCAATCCCCCAATGGACCGCCGATGTATATCGGCTTTGTACCGATACCAATACACCATATGTTTCATATGAGAATATCAAACAATTGGTGAAGATTCTCCGTGTAGTGGATGGAGACACTGTGGATGCAGCGATGTATCATCAGGAGACAAAGAAGATCTTCAAGTATCGTATTCGGCTGTATGGAATCGATACCCCTGAAAGTAAACCGTTAAAGTCCAATCCGGATCGGGATCAAGAGATGGCGGCGGCCAAGATGTCCAAGCAGGCCATGATTGATAAAATGCAGGAAAACAACAATTTGGTCGTGGTGAAATTGTATAAACCGGACAAGTATGGGCGTCTTTTGGGAACCTTTTATGGAAAGAATGAGGAAAACATCAATGACTGGATGGTGAGACAAGGACACGCGATCGCCTATTTCGGAAAGACCAAGAAGTCGTTTTCGGAAGCCCGTCCACAGGGGCGAGCACAGTCCATCGATTCACAAGGGCTGTCGCCCGATCAACAAGGTCAAGGAGAATCGTATGATGATATTTATCAAGTGGAGAATAATGTAGAGAGTACGTAGATGAGTCGCGAACCAGTTGGTGCGGTTGCGGTGTTTCAGACAAAAGAGGTGGAGGGTGAAGTGGTGGTTTCGGATCAAGGAAAAGGAAGTAAACTGGTGGCGACGTTTACCAAATTACCCCCAGGAAAACACGGCTTTCATATTCATAAAGCGGGTGATTTGAGAGGAGAAGGATGTCAGGGTCTCTGTGAACATTATGATGTCGGACAGCATGTTCATGGAGGAAGCCCAACGTCGAAAGGCCCTCGTCATACAGGTGATTTAGGAAACATTGAAATGAAAGGTAAAAAACTAAGAGTCTCATATGATCTCAAAGATGTATCTGCAAAAGATCTGTGGGGACGTTCGATCATTGTACACGAGGAAGAAGATGATTTAGGGAAGGGACCCTTCGAGGACAGTTTGATAACGGGCCATTCAGGAAGAAGAATGGGGTGTGCTATTTTTGGTAGGGCTTTGTGCAGCCCGAAGTATAATACGACACGAAAGAAAAAGATCTAGAGTTTTTTGATAGTATCAAATGTCCTAAGCTGTGAAGAAGTATATTGTATGGTTTGGGGTTTATCTATGAATTGTATCAGATTTGTTAATTGAAAATGATCAATGATTTGTTTATCTGGATATTTCATGGTAGGAGGAGAGACACGAGTAAGGGGAGAGTCTGTAGAAGACAGAGAAGTGAACGAAATATTTGAAACACAAGTGGACGAAATCACAGCGGAAGGAGGAGGGGTTTCAGGTGCCCCTCCTAGGCAACACAGCATATACCAGCACGTTATATTTTAAATGATCATACGTCGCTTCATTGGAATCATATTAATCTCCATTACTGCTTTCTCTGAAAGGACGGAAGTAGGATGAGTTCCTTCTTTTCCTTCCATCAATCGAAGAATCAAAGGATGACTGTTCCATGCGAACCGGCTCAACTTTGATAGATAATTGCGTGCATATTTTACCATCGTGAGGGATTCTTTGGGACCCAAGATCCCCTCACCGTGTGATTTCGCTTTTTCGGATTTCGTCCATTCATCTGGTATGTCGTCTGGAAAGTAGCGTTGATAGAACGCTTCACGATCTTCATCCGAGTTCCAAAGGATAGTTGATTTTACTGTTCCGTACTCGGAAATGGCCTCTTCCCAGAAGGGACAACCGATCAAGTGTGGTTCAATGTTATTCAGATATGAAACAGTGGATTGTGCCCATCGCATGCGACCACGAAGGGTTCGTCCATATAATGCAGATTGTGGAACGGAATAGACTCTCGCTTTTGTTCCAAGAAGCTTGTTCCAATGATCGAGTTGAGATTGAGAGGTAGCATCGAGGGCAGAAGGAAGAGGGCGAAAACTGTCTTCTTGTTGTAAGGGGGATAGACATACCATGATAACAGAAAGACAACGAAAGACGGTGTCGTATTCGGCAGTGCGATATCCCAATAGTTTTTCATATTCGGTAAAATAGTCTAGGCATGTTTTAAACAAAGTATTTGATTGGTCAGTGTACCATAAAAGGATGGCTTGAACGCGATCCCACTCCATTTGTTTTACCATACACCACGCACAATACGCTCTTCCTTGGACGATCGCACGAATCAGATAGCTCTCACGTTCGTCCGTGAAAGGATGTGGGATTGTTTTGGGACCGACACGATCACAAGGAACCGCTCCTTCCTGTAAAGCAAGAATGCTCCAAAGAGAATGATCGCGTTTCAAGTAGGACACACAACTTAGTTGATAGGAGGATAATAGGATATCTTCTTCGGAGCATTCATCTCCTCCCAGGGTGGAAAAGGCGTTATGAAACCAGGAAAGGCAAAAGGGACCTTTGTTCCATAGCCAGGATTCGAGGAGGGTAGAAATGGCTTCGGATACACATCCGCTACGTAGAAGTTCATTGCACCAAAATAGTGTTTCCGCCCGATCGTTGCGTGTCGAGCTGTATTGAAGTGCAGAATGCACTTCGTCAAGTGCATAGAAATGTCGGGATAGCGACATGGATGTCTATTTTCAACAGGATATTTGGATCTCAATTTTATCTCATGTCCAAGAAATGAACCTGAAAGATGAGGCCAGTTTACAGACAGGAGACATCCTCTTGTTTCGAGGAAACAGTTGGATTTCATGGCTGGTGGAGTGGTTTGGCGTCAGCCGATACAGTCATGTAGGGATGGTCATTAAGAACCCAAGCTTTATGAATCTGGATCTGGAAGATGGAACGTATATCTTGGAATCGTCTTGGAACAATACACCTGACGTGGAGGATCATCAGATGAAAATGGGGGTTCAATTGCATTTGCTTGACGATGTCCTCAAAGAATTCCCAAAGGGATCCGTTTTTGTGCGTCATGTACGATGTGAACGTAATCCCGAGTTTTATGATACGCTTGTAAAGCTTCACAAGGAAATTCATAATAAGCCCTATGATCTGAATCCATGGGACTGGTTGTGTGCCAAGTACAATATGATGTGTCCACTTCCGTCCGATCCGGCGTACAAAACAACGAAACGATTTTGGTGTTCTGCTCTTGTTTCGTACTTGTTTTGTGAATTGGGTATCATCGAACCGAATGTAAATTGGTCTCTCGTTGCACCGAGGGAGTTTACGTCGACCGAGGCAAAGTGGGTACGGTTTCGTTGTCCGATTGATAAAGAAAAACTGATTTACTGAGCGCGATGAATCGTCCTCTTTTAAGATCCGATAGACAATAGTATGGCTCAATCGGAAGATGCTAATGAAATTCTTCCGAATTTGTGGCTTGGAAATGCAAAAGCCTCCATGAATGAAAATTTTATACGTCAGAATCAAATTCAGGTTGTATTTAACTGTACCAAGAATCTACCATTTCATCCGATGATTCCAATCAAGTACCGAATTCCAGTGGATGATAATTTGGAAGAAGAGGAGATTCGAAATCTGGAACTCTGGTCCAGCGAAATTGCATTCAAGATCCTGGGAGAATACAAAACGGGAAAGGCAGTTCTTATCCATTGTATGGCGGGAATGCAACGCTCGGCGGCATCCATGGCGATGATGATGATTGTTCATTTGAATCTGCATGCACAGGAGGTTATGCAGATGATTCGAGAGAAACGACCGATCGCCTTTTATCCTAGGGCGAATTTTGGGAGATCCATTGATACATTTGATCGAAAGTTTCATGGAGAAATTTTACCCGAGATGAAAAAACTCCAGATACGATATAAGTCGGAATGAATCCCGTTCTTCCGCCCGAATCCTCTTTTTCAAATTGGATTTGTTGTCGTAGATATCATGATCGAGATGAACTGCACCGTGTTTTATTAGAACTCGACTTGGAACCAGTACAAAAACAAATTATTCTGTCGCGTTATGTTTACATTCTAGAGCATTTGAATAAACGGGTTCGCATGTATTCCCGATTGTTCTATACGGGTCATATCATCATAACGGTGGGATCACTTCTGGTTCCAGCACTTTTATCGATTCAAAACTCGAGTGCAACGGGGAATACGTCGTTTTCGACTCAGATTTATTGGACGACCTTTATTCTTTCGCTGATGGTTACCATGTGCAACGGATTGTTGGCGTTGTTCAAGATCGATAAAAAGTATTATTTTCTGAATACAACGTTGGAGAGGCTAAGAACGGAAGGATGGCAGTATTTTGGGTTAACGGGACGTTATTCGGGACAGATGCTACAGAATCAACCCCCGAATCATCAGAACCAATTCGTGTTTTTTACGCATCAAATCGAGAAGATCAAAATGAAACAGATCGAAGAGGAGTATTACAAATCGGATGAGAAGGCACCACAGCATCCTCAAGCGACTACATCACGTCCCATGCATGATTTGTATCCACCCTCTCCTGAACATCCACTTACAAATCTCGCGAATGAGGTTCCTGATCCGGTCAAGAACGCGGTTCAATCCATTATCCAGTCTCAAAAGACAGTGGATCTTACGAATATTGTGATTGATCCGAATAAATCAGTACAATATCAGGCAAAAATAAATATAGATACTGAGTAAGAGGGAGAATGCCCTATGATATGAAAGTCGCAAGGTGTCAGTGCGACCCAAATTGTAAGAATCCTCCTGAGGGAGAGAATTCACCCTTTTGTAAAGAACATGCGAAACAGTGCAAGCGTCAATCGCCTCTCTCTGGATCGGAACCGGATTACAAACCAGAATTATACAATCCATTCAAGGGTATACTCGATTTAATCAATTGTTATGATTATGCGGCGAATAATCAATATGATGAGAAGGGGAATCCGATTCTGCCGAAAGATCCCAAATGTACACGGGAATCCTGCCCTCTTCCGTTCGTTCAACCCGGTAAGGCGAGTGGATATCCGTCTTGGTCCAAAATTAAGGGGAAGCGGTGCCCTGATGTTATTGCACGCGTATTAGGAGACATTCCAGGAAGTAGAATTAGTAGTTTTGAGGAACCGTGCCCAAAAGGAATGCGTAAAATCGCGTTCGTTGTGGACGAGAATAATGATTATCATGTGGTTCGTCAGGATTCCAATGGATTCTGGTCGCATAAACCGGGTTCCACGAAGGTGACACCGTATGATGCACTAAAGCGTAAAATCTATGATCCGAGTCTGGCATCGTGGCTGTATCCGGGTTCGGGGCTGCATTATAAACAGTTTTGCGGTTTTGTCCTTATTCCAGCAAGTCAGACGTATCGACTGAAGAGGGGCGGTTTACGAAGTGCGCGTAGTTTACGAAGTGTTCGAAGTGCTCGAAGTGCGCGTAAACGAAGTACACGAAATAAACGAACTAGAAAAAACAAAACATCATTGATTCATTAAATATCGTGCATAGGGAAAGACGTGTCTCAGTGCGATTTGAATAACCGGATCAAAATCAAGATACAATTCATCCATCCATTGACAAATGGATCGTTGTTTTTTAAGGGCGGCGTGAAGGTATACTTTTTGATAGACGTAATCCCATGCAACAGGGCGATCAAACTCGGTGCGTTCGCTCAGCTCTTCCCATAAAATTTGGAGAACCTCTAATTTTCCTTCTTCCACAATGGGCTTAATCTGCCAAATCAAATCCTCTTCAATACTCATAAATTTGATTCCTATTGAATCGGGATACAAAACCATAGAATGCAGTACACATTGATTCCAAAATGGGCAATCGAATCCTCCAAACTTCTATTTTCAGCGGGATATATGTATTATAATTTGAACATGTTGGTCAAATATAATTCACAACAAAATAACCGCCGTATCTTACAATGAATCCTTCTCTTTTATTTTTTCAAGCCACGCTTTTCCGTAGTTTCGAAGAACAAAATTGTTAGGATCTAACATTTCTAGGGCTTCTACACAATCAATGCGGTCAACGGGATGGATGGCGCACATTTTTCGTAGAATGGGGTTCAGTTTGAGACGAGCAGATTCCATCATGGGTCCAAATTCAGGCCATAAGGAAAAAGAAGACATCCGATCGATGATCATGACGCCAATCGACCAACTATCAATCTTGGACCAATAGGTACGGAACCACCCAACAGTATCTCCATTTTGAATGGAACGACTTCGTTTGCACAATTCACGTAGCTTGTCGGCCATGTCTTCTTTTGAAATACCAAACAGGCTCTGAATCTTGGTCAGAATCCACTTATTTCTCATAATGGACTGGATGATTCTCTCCGAAGGATGACCTGCATAGATTCCCATAACAAGTGCGGAATCCGGTGGTTCTTGTATGAGTTGAGGCTTGAACGTATGCGATACCATAGGGTGTGTTATCGAATCGACAAGAACACGGATGGATAAATTAAAATCAATGATACGAGGAACTTGTTTATGATCCACCAAGACATTGCCAAGATGAAGATCTCGATGAACAATTCCAAAGATAGCTAACATCGAACCGGCTTCCAGCATGTGGCGAACAAATGAAATAAAATCAAAATCTTTGATTTGAAATCGATGACGATACACAGGAGTTCCTCGGTAGGGCATGGAGAGAATCCGAAATTCGGATAAAGGAGTATCGTTGAGCACTTCGCATTCGTTCAGTTCTTTTTCCGTTTGTTTGGGCGAGGGTTCACAGATCGATTCCGACACGGCGAAATAGCGTTTCCAACCAGGAAGCTGTCGAATGATTTCTGATACGGCAAATTCCTGTTTAGCATCGTCGGTAAGAATCAGTTTGCTAACGGGTGGGTGAAAGGGATCCTCTTGATCGGGCTTAACCGATACACCTTTGCATTTCAAGGCAGGTGTAAAGACACAGCCATACATTCCTTGATCGAGTAATCGACCGCCTTGCATCTAGCATGTTCGAAGAAACGATTTATAAGACTCCATTCGCGATTCGTATTCTGTCCTTTTACCTCACGATACGATAGTATGGATACAGTGTACCTTTGGTTCGCTGTACTTCTCCTCATCGTCATCGCGGTGTTGGAATTATGGAAACCTCATTGGATCAATGAAGGATTTGCCAACTTAGTTTCCGTCGGAGACAATGCCTTATGGTCTCGTTGGATGCCCCGCCGAGGAGATATCGGTTTCGATCCTACGGGAGAAGAAGGCGGATATACTCGAGACATTCGATACTTTGCAGGATATACTGATGTTCAGCGTCTTGGACAAGATCACGATTTTTGCCGAATGATCGTTCCATCAGGAGGAGACGAGAAGGAAATGTTTTTTGCCTGTGCACTGGGAGGAACCGAGGGTCTATCCGCTACTAAATATAAAACACCATCGGTGAAAGATGGGTTCCAAATCTCACGCGATGATTACATGAACGACGTTCTAAAAGAAGGACGGGCGGGATATTGCCGCATCGTAAAAACGGGTATGGACACATTTGAAGCCAAGTGCAATCCTGCCGCGGATTCGGCGTTCAAGCCCGATATGATAACGGATCCGAATCCACCACCAGAGATTCAGACTCTTTTGACATTTTATGAGGGAATCGTCTTTTGGTTGCGACTGAAAGATGATATGTTGGATTATGCCAAGAATACGGTTCTCAGCACGGCAGGTGGAATTGAAATAGATGAAGTTCCAGCGGAAACCACGCAGGGTCTTGAATTCAATGGCGAGGATCAGTTCCTTCGAATTGGTGAAACGGCTGATTTGTCCTTTGGAGACATGGTCCAGCTTCGATATCTCCGTGCAACATCCTTCTGGGTCTACTTCGACGAATTTACCAATAACGCCAAGATCTTTGATTTCGGAAACGGTGCAGGAAAAGACAATGTGTTTTGTGGAATTATTGGGCGTGGAAATGCATCGACGCAGCAAGATACCACCTCATCCAGCTGTATTGAGGAATCACAGAAGACGGTTCCGATGGCACCCTCGGGAGCACAGTGTACTCAGGAACAGAGTCCACAGACCGCGATGTTGACTTCCAGTGCTAACGTGAACCTCTGGGATTGTCCGGATCCGGAATTATTCGGGCGAATTATGGAACCGTTGCACAAGAAATCGGCAACGAAGGGACAGGCTCTCACTGCAGATTTGTTGTACGAGATATGGGATCAAAAACAACGAAAGCTTCATATTCAAGTCAAGAACGCAATCCCTCTCCAAAAATGGGTTCACGTCGCGATAACCGCAGGAAACAATGATGCATTCAAACCAGATCTCATTATTTACATTAATGGACAAGTTGCACATAAGGAGCCGGCGGCATGGTTGCCACAAAACAATTATACATCCAGCAACTACATTGGAAAATCAAACTGGTCGAATGCGACGAGTCAATATGATAACGCAGATCAACTCTTCAAGGGAAAACTGTTTGATTTTCGTGGATATCGAACGGCGATGATGGAGAATAAAGTAAAGGACACCCATGCATGGGGCAAGAAGAAACTGGATATCAAAGATAAAGAAGACGAACAATAATCACTTCCGCGAGTACTCTTCCCATTCTTTCGCCTTACGAATACTAATCTTGACCCATTTTTCTACATTTGGCATTTTATGCGATTGATCCAGGTAAACACCGACCACGATTCCTATGACAAAAGAGGATAGATTTCCCATTTTGTCATCGTATCATACATTATCTTTAGATCTCATTGAAGCACCTTAAGAGATCAAGGACAACTCTATTTGGTTCCGTTTGTACCATTTCTCGAATTGTTCCATGATCTGGTCTTGGACATCGGAAACGGATCCTTTTGCAAGGAGAAGAACCCATGATTTTAAATCAGAGACGTGGCAGAGGTGTTGTAGTTCACCGTCGACGGCCAATTCTTGTTGAAACTCGATGACGCAGGCGTCGGTGGGAAGTGCCCATAGACGAGCCCATTTCGTCTGTGTTTCGGGTCCGCCGAGGACAATGCAAAGAGAGGCGCCGACAATCGAATCGTAGGATCCTGGGTTTCGATCGGAAACGATCTGAATGACCCAATCGGGATCATCACGCTTCAAAAAGGCGGTCAGACGCTCCAATACAAATCGGTTGGTTATGGTTGAATCCACTACGACTGTACAGATTTGTCCAACTGGCCCTCGCTTCCAAGCGGGAAGCATTCTTCGTAGCACTTGAACGTCTTCGTGTCCCAGTTCCTGAGCATGAGGACCAGGAACGAATCCCACCACCTCCTCGGCCCAACACGCGGTAGGCTCTTTCCATTCAACAATCTGTGAATCATGCACGTTCCAATTTAAATAAGAAAGATTCATACCCGCTGGCATCCAGAAGGATGAGCCAGGATAGTCTTGAAGAAGACGTTCCGCACGAGAGACGTACTGAAGAACATAGGTATCGGGGTGCTGAAACACGGAGCTATCGGCAAATGGAATCGCCAACATTCGATTACGACGATGAAGAGGAGTGAAAATATCGACATTTGCACCACGCCAATAGGGAAACTCCTCGATATGCTTTCCTACGTAGATTGTATAAGGATCATATACGAGACCGTTGGTGGTCACGCATGATTTTGTCCAAGAATACACGGGAATAGCGGGCTCAAAATAGTTATTTTCAACGGTCGCCTCCCATTTATAACGTCCTTCCTTCTCCAGCATCGTACAATAGGAGATCTCGTTGGATAAGGAACTGCTTCGAACCTCAAAGGAAACAAGTTGATTGCAAATGCAAGTGGGGGAGCCGAGAGGAACCTGCTCTTGTTTGGTGTCGATGATGTAGGTAGGAACGAGATTGATGTAGAGATCGGATCGAATGGTGTCTTTCTTGGAATAATTTCGAACGTCGCTATTATGCAAATGGTAGGTTTTAAACGATAGTGCGGGGTTGGAAAGAACAATGTGATTGCGAAGAAGATGAGCGGCAAATGCATTGTCGCAACCAGGTTGTCCTAGTGGAAAATCAAACGTGGGATAGGGCCATGTCGTTTGGCGAATGGTATCGGATAGAAAGATCCAGGCGTCCTGGGAGTCGGCACGAGGGCCAAAAATGGTAGCTTCATCTGATCCAGTTCCATCATCATCCCATCGAAGAAGGGCCATGGTTCTGCCACTCAGATCAAAATCATAGAGATCGTGAAGGGATCGGCCGAAATAAATGTCGGCGTTGGAGAGAATTGTGAAGACGTTGGCGGGAACTTCATCGTGAACAAACTGCAAAAAGTTTGCATAGGTAAGGCGTTTTTTGATGATGATTTGGCTAACCTTGTTGGAGTCAGGAATAGCATTCCAATCCTTGGACAAATCCTTTTCGTTCAACAAGATGATTCGATCAATGTAGGAGCACTCGATATTGCGTTGAAGGCATGATAGGATTTCCGAATGGCGTGCGGGATTCTGATGGCGAAAGAACTGGGTAATCAGCCATGTTTCTTGTGGAACGATGTTTAAAACGGCCTGAATGGGTTTGATCGAATCGAGACGTGCAGAGGATATGGTCGTGTCCACTAGACGATGATAGCGGCAAAGGTGAGCCATGATGGCAATGCCGTCGTTTAGGGTTCCGTCCCATGGTAAGGTAAGGAAGGGATAGGAGTCCTCTGCGGTGTCGAGACAGATAAGGTTATCGAAATTTTCGGCCCAGAACTCTTCCGTCTTAAGGGAAAGAATCTCGTGCGAAATCAATACGACTTGTACTTCTTTGGAGATTTCGTATAGTTCGTCTACAAAGGATTGAATGTCAGCGGGAACGTTAACAAGAACCATTCCGACGATACGTGCGTCCAGATCATCCCATCGGTGATAGTCTTCGAAGGAAGATACAACAGATTCCCATTTATTCCATTTAATATTGGGATCTTGTTGACGAAGCCAGATGAGCGTTCGTTGGTTGCGAACGGTTGGGGTGGTTAAGGTCAACAATCGTGGAGGCATCTGAATGGATCATCCCTCTGTACTTTATATTCTCTTGTAGAAGAAAGATGTCCGCTCAAGGTACACCAGAAATACGAAAGGGTTGCCCGTTGCCTCCAGCGAATACGTTGAATTTTACGTCGGCGAATGGGCCGATCTTCACGACTCTACAGAGCATTGCAAGCAATTCGCCGAATTATCCGCTACCGGTGGGATCGAACCCTCGTCAGATCGCAGAACATCGTGCGAACGTGGTCTATTTTAATGACATCAATCAACGCACGGCGGCAACGGTTAGTTCGGTGAAGGGTGGAGTGAAGAATCTGGAATACCCGAAATTTCAATCGGAAAGTCAGCGTCTGCAGTATCGTCAGGGATTGGCGACGACCGCACAGCGTACGTTGATCACGGGGCAAAATCCAGCACTTCCGATGGGTAGCATGTTGTCTACGAACTATCAGATTATCAACAACTAGCACTTTTTAGAGCGGCGAATGCCGCACACTACGTATAGCGTTCCGCTTTAAAGTGCCCAAAAAGCAGTCCCACTGCGGGGACTGCGTATTGTGTAATTATATCATAAAAAATAATACAGTTTACTTATTATGAAATAATATGTCGAAATATTTATGGATAACTACTTTGTAGTTATCCATAACCCTTTTTGGGCACTTTAAAGCGGAACGCTATACGTAGTGTGCGGCATTCGCCGCTCTAAAAAGTGCATTGTTCTTTGAATTCTTGTACTGCCTGGCATAGTGCTTCAATGTCCGCTTGCGACACTCGCAGGATTCTTGGTTCGGGCGGTAGACTTTCGAGGAGCTCGTGTGGAGCTACGTTGCTTTTGAGGCTTGACGTGGTTGCGGGCGTCTCGGGCTTGAGAGGTGAGGCTGGCTCGGAAGGCATCAAGACGAGGTTGGACACGCTCCCGCCAGTCTGCAAAGTAGGTGATACAATCAGATTTCTCATCGTATTCTCCAATTGCGACACAGTGTTCCCCAGGCTTGCCTGCGTCGAGCTCAAAGGTGTAGAGAGTGCCGCCGTTGGTGTAGTAGGGGATTCCGTGGAGGTGTTGGAGCTCATAATTCATGTTGTTGACTTGATATCAGGATAGCCAGAGGTTCAAATTTTAGTCCATTTTTTCCAAAGCTTCGATATCAATAATAACATGTTGTTCCAAGTATTCTACGCGTTTTTCCAATGAGGACAGCCGTCCACCAAACCGACTGATCCATTGAAAGAAAACGCCATAGCAAATGCAATTCATACAATTCATATTCCATGTCCATCTCGGCATCACTTTAGACCGACAATCCATAAAAATTGAAATGCCCGCAACACAAATCAAATATCGCACACATGAATATCTTTGCACTCCACTGGAAGCCGCGAAAGGCCGCTCGCTGGCACGTCGACAAGCACGTTATCAAGATGTTATTAGAAACCTGTCAGCTTCTGTATACCGCCCACTGGGTGCTGTTTTATCCCGATCTCAAACAACAAAAATCAGCGATTGGATTATCCAAAGCCCAAAAGTTATTGACCGTTCCAGAGTACATGCAGTCCGCACCGACCTGCCAGACAACCCAGGAGCCGACGTATCGCCCGTGTCATGTTCAACATCCCAGTGCGAAATGGTCGCGTGCGTGTTCGGGGAATTATGAATGGCTGGCACAACTCGGTATGGAATTGGCACGAGAGTATCGGTTTCGCTTCAAGAAAGTACATTCATGCGAACAACACATCCAATGGTTGGCGGATCATCTTCCTCCCACCATTCGATCGTTTCCTCGTCGTCGCTTTGCATTAGCCATGGATCAACAATATCAAATCTCCGATAACGCCATTGAATGTTATCGTCATTATTACCGTACTGCCAAACAAGAGAAGGGTCTTATTAAATATACAGGGCGACATGTTCCCCATTGGCTTCTAAAATGAATTTGCGGAACGACTGTCTCCGCCCCATGGTCTACTATGAACGACTGGGCTTAACGAAGTATAAGGAGAAACAGGAACTCTTTGTCGAACCCTTTCAGGGTTCCTGCCAAGCCAGTAGGGCCATTCGTTATAGGGAATCAGTTTCCAAGGCCACCAGGAAGATGACTCGGGACGCGTGATATTCAAACGATTCTTGTACGAAAATACAATGAGATACAAGAATAATAAAACGGCAATGGAACTAATAAGATACTCCATTTCTACTACAATCATAAGTTAATAACCCCACCAGCCGACGTCGACTTTTTTGGTAGAGGGAATGGAGGAATCGTCGTAGATGTTGCGAATGGTCGGAATGGGATCGTATCCTTCACGCAATTCGACATCGGGCTGTGGTTCCACTTCTCTCATTTCACCTGAAGGATCTAGACCTCCACTGGCTTGTTTAGTGGGAACAAAGCCTTGTTTATTTTCAGCCCAGAACTGGCCGGCACCGTGCTTGGTCGAATCGCTGTTCATCATACCGAGAGAGTTGAATCCCCAAATCGGGTAGATACGATCCTTGATCCAGGGAAATAAGAGCTGGGTGATGGGAGAATCGTAAAGAACGGTTCCGCCGACATAGTTGATCGAATATAATATATATAATCCTCCATAGAGCATGGCGAACAAAATTAATCCGTAGAGAATCATCCTACTATATTCATATATGAATTAGATGGGCAATACTTGTACAGGGTGTAGTTTATTCCAAATGATGTAGACGGCAGAGATGGATAGCAGTGATAATTCCGTAGAGCTTCGTACAATCATAGGAAGATCATTCATATTGATACTGTAATAAATCCACATCGAAGAAGAACATATATTTAATATGCAAAATGTCAATGATAAACTGTTTGTACTCTTATTTTTATATAACAAGAACATAAAAATAAGTCTACCCAACACCGATAATGATGTTGCAGTATAGGGTAACTCTGTAAGCATTCTAGGCGATAGAATCGATTGTGTTTTAGATACCGGATATTCAGAGAAATCTATTCAATTTCATAGGTAGTCCATGACCAAATAGGATCATATAGATTAAAACACATGATGCAATGACAATGCTTCTATTCTCAGCCACACTTTGTGCTTGTCCTAGTCCGAATAGCATAAAAACATACAGGATCATTCCAATGATTGCAGAATGCAACAACATAACTAGACCCCGTTCCATTTTCTATACTCTATCTTTATAAATTAATGGTCGACCTATGGCCTTTATGGTAGGCCTATGGCCTTTAAAAGTCCGCATCGAGAGCAAAGCTCATCTCATTGGCTGTTTTACCAACGCCTGATTTGGCATACGTCGACACACGCTTTTCAAAGAAGTTGTCCTTGCCCTCGAGAGAGATGCGTTCCATGAAATCAAAGGGGTTTGCGGTTCCATAAATCTTGCCGTATCCGAGCTGGGAACTGAGACGATCCGCGACGAACTCGATGTATTGTGCCATCAAATTGTTATTCATGCCAACGAGATTGCATGGTAGAGATTCGGTTATGAATTCCTTCTCAATCTGGACGGCCTCTTTAACAATGTTATGGACGTTCTTGATAGGAATCTTTCGCACAATCTCTTCGTATAGCCCACACGCGAAATCCGTGTGAAGTCCTTCATCGCGTGCAATGAATTCGTTGGAAGTCGTCAGACCAGGCATGAGGCCACGCTCTTTGAGCCAGTAAATCGCACAGAAGGAACCGCTGAAGAAGATGCCTTCCACGACGGCAAAGGCGACAAGACGAGTAGGAAAGTCCGCCTCTTGGGAAACCATCCACTTCTGGGCCCACTCGGCCTTCTTTTGAATGCAGGGAATCGTCTGGATCGCCTGGAACAGATGCATTTTCTCGGCCTTGTCTTCGATGTAGGTGTCGATCAGAAGGGAATAGGTCTCAGATTGTCCTGTTAATATACCATTGAAGATCCCAGTGTGCATGATCGGCTCATTGAAACAATATGTTTCAGAATCGATTCCAGTATCAATTACAGAGATAACCCGTATAAGTTGTTTATTTTGTTCAATTTCATCTGATGTATTTAATACAAGACGTTTTGGTGAATATCCTAGCTTTTCTAATTGATTTACATTATACTGCGTAATGTATAAACAATATACTGGTTGACATTCGTATTCTTTTATTCCATTATTTCCATCAGGCAACATCCGATGGCATAACTCTCGCACACATTTCAGATTAGAATATACTCCAAGTGTTGATAATAATAGTTGTACTTCTTTGATAAATTCATAATTTATAGATGTATATTGAATTGATGTATGCCCCTTCTTAGAAGCATTAATACACGCATCAGCATCAAATAAACCCTCAATCCATCTTAATTTTGTTTCAATTGAATAATTGAGAGGAACAAAGAATTTAGCTTTATTTATTTTGTGTGTAAGATAGCATATGATTTTACCTTGTTTATTATTCATAGAATATGACGATGTTGATAAATAAGGCAAAAGAGCCTTTTTCGTTTGATCATACAATGTCACAGTTGGATATGTATTTGTATAGGTTCCATCTCCACAGAAGAATCCATGTGTATAAGGGTTAATAAATTCATCTGGATCGGTACAATTAATAATAGGATATTCGAAATGACCGATGATATCCCCTTTTCTCAAATTTTTAGTAAAGATCCTTTCGACCTTGCATCTTTCAGGATGTGCTTGATTTCCAACACGAATAAGCCATTTGTGTTCATCTGTGCAGTCGAGTTCCATTCCATTATCGAGTAATACCTTATATAGTCTTGATGAATCGCTTGTTTTTCTTACCGTTACTTCTGAGAACTCATTTCCGTTCCATACTTTTACATTTGTATCAGCCATTGATTTGATATTGAAATAGCCATGATCAGTTAGAATAAGTGTATCCGGAGATACACAATGGATGGCCTCCATCATCAGCTGGACGGAATAGAATTGACGAGCCTCGCTCAACTGAATGTCGTTCATGAACCGAGCGGCGATGTTTTCTTGGATGATTCCGTCGGAGCCGGCGAAGAAGGCGAGAACGTTTTTAATGAAGTGTTGTTCGTTAGGAGTCAACTTGACCCAATCTTTCATATCTTTGGCAAGATCGATTTCTTCGGGCGTCCAGAAAACGGCCAGGTGGTTCTTGTATTTCTGGAACAGTTTCGGTTTCATAATGGGAAATAAGGTGAAACGGTTTGGATTCTCACGCAAGATCGGCTCCACAAAGGTCTCCTCCAAAGGGGTGATACCGTCCACTTCATTCATAATAGCCTGTTTGGCTTTCAAAGAAGGAGATAATGGCGTAGACATCGAAACAACAGGAGACTCCATTCCGAACACGATACTAAAACCGGAGAAAGAAGATGGGTGCATGTTTCAGTGCGTTTCAGAAAGTTGCATGTTATGATCAATTTTACAGCAGTTTTTAACACTATCGAACTTAAATCCAAGAAGAGATGAGTAATAAATGATCCACCACACCGTCTCACTAGGAACGTTTTGCCATATGGCATCGCATCTTCAGCGATATAACATGAGAAAGTGCTCTTATCCGTTTGATTGGATCCTTTCGAGTCCGAAAATGGTGATGGAGTGCATTCGAGATGATTTCAATACGTTTTTGGATCCGAAGTACCATCGATCGATGGGAGATGGAACGTCCAATCATACCGTGTATGGTTCGATGGTACATGGAAATAATTTTCACGGAACACCGACCCTGAATCATACGTTTACTCATAAGGACATAACGGATCCTGCTACGCATGCATCGTATGTGCGAGCGGTAGAACGGTTCCGTGCAGTATTATCGAGCCCTGATCCGAAGCTATTTGTCTTGTGTACTCAGGATATTGTTTTTGATCGTAAAGAAATTCAGGAACTTCAGATCCTTCTGGATCAGAAAACTACAAATGCCCAGATAGTATGTATTTCGCTGCACAATGATTATACAACACATTACTCGGTAGAGCACGCGGGTAATGTGAAGTATGTTAAGATGTATACGTATAGTCGAAGCGATGGCCGTGGATTCGCGAAGCCAGATGAAAATGATCGGTTTCAAGAGATGCTCACTTCTTTGTATTCATTTGCGTAAAAGAAAGAAAGGTTTGATAACTTCGAAGGAGAACATCGGCCTTTGGATCAGGGGATATTTTCATGAATGGTAGTTCAGGAAGATACTCTTTTAGGATGGTGGAGAACTCGGTAGAAGAGACGGTCGGTTCCATAGAGGGAAGGTTGTTGATAGCAATCAATTTCAAATGAGGAGCCACGTTCTCGACGGGCCGAGAAGCGGATGTATACGAGGAATAAATCGGTAGGGTATTGCGTGGATTTCCCATGTCGCAACTGACATCGCATATGACAGATAGGGTTCGATTAAGGGATAGATCTTCGTGTACAAGAAAGGGCGGAGAGATCTTATAGGGATTATCGGGCAAGCGGATCGCATGAATCAAAACATCATGATCCAGGATATCCTGGCGTGATCCTGTGTGTTGGCTTGTCCAGATCGTACATGAAATACCAAATTGTTCCATAACACTTCTCGCGGCTTTTCCTGCCGTTCCATGACCAATTAGTAGAACGCGTGGTTTGATTGTCATTCGAAGGAGAATGTTTTTGTACACGCTCTCGTCAAAGGGAGGGACTTCATCCTGATGGAACGCCATCAAGGCTAGATAGGCCCCGATTTTACCGGATTGTGCACAAAACGAAATGATACGCTGTTTCATTTTCGTAAGCATGTATTCGTAATCGATAAAGGTGCAATCTTTTAACAAATCTAGAGTCTCCTTTGATCCTTCTTGACCTTTGAAACAATGTGCAAAATGAAGTAGAGTCTGCGTACTGGATGCGGGAGCCTGGATGGCTTTGAGACCGATGACATACGAATTTTGAGACTGTACCCAGTATCCTTTTTCTACAATGGTTGCACCCACAGCACGGTATGCTTCATCTGAAAAACATCGATACTTAGATGTTTCAACCATAATCTTAAAATGGGGTAGTAGCTCTGCAATGTGTTCAGGAACGAGAGGTGTCCGTGCTTCTAATGGATTATCTTCTGCTCGAATGATGAGTTCGGATGGGCCATGAATATCACGGTATAATTTCTCGTACGCGATTCGATTGTAATTGACGAGAACAGGACGTTTCATACCAGGAGACATCTTTTGTACTAAATCAGAGTCGGCATATCGACGATAGAGTTGCGTACTGATGTATTGAAGAAGATCAAAGGGTGTAAAATCTGTATAGGAGAAGGTCTGTGTGGGAAGGGATAAATCGGTTAGGATAAGATCGCACTCTTTATCCGTCATTTTATAGGTAAATCCCTTACGAATGCATGAAATGATAATGGCTCGATACTTGGATTTATTAAAGGAGACCTTTCCGACTGTTAGGGAGTGTTGAGCGAGGAGTACAAAGAAGTTCATGAGATCGGTGAGATATTCTTCGGGGAACCATTCGAGAAATCGGATTTCGACACCGTGGTTTTTGAATTTATTGAAATTGATATCGAATCCGATGGATGGATTGGGCAGATAAGGAGTATCTTCTAATTGATTGTACCAGTGTTCTTTATCGGGTGGTCGCTCCATTAATAGAAGCTTTCCGTTAACAGGGGAGCTAGAGTTAAAGGTCTGAAGGGAAATGTATCGGCTAAGGGAAACACGAAGACTTCCGATGGAATATGCTGGATCCACGACGGAGAGAACATCGGGTGTTCCATAGCAAGCCACAACAAGAGGTTCAACCATTTGAATGTATTCAATGAGGGTCAGATGCGTTTTAGCAAATAGATCCTTATCGGCAATCATGCCTCCTCGTAGAACGGTAGGAAGAGTGAGATTGATATGAAGAGTTCCATTATTACACACTAATAAGTTTGCTTTCCGTGTAGTTAAGAAGGTAACCATTCCGTAATTGTGATCCGGGTAGACAAGTGTTCCCATCTTCCATTTCTTAAAATACGGAGCAACTTCGGAAAGAAACCGTTGTTTTACGTCTACGAGTTCGGAAACACAAGAGGATACCGTAGCATTGTAAAAGTTCTGCGTTATGAACTCGTTGGAGTCTCCATCAAATACGAAGGCTTTGTCATATTGTTCTTTGTAATAACGGCATTCTCGAAGCAAGATATCGTGAATCGATTCGGTAAAAGCGGGATTGGGGGTGGAATGGACATCATAAAAGGTGCGGTGTTGGGCTTTGATATCGGTTTTCTGAAAGGTATGGGAGTTGACGTAGACGGGGTAGGTTAGTCCAGTATGTTTCTTGCACTGTTCAATGGCAGCCTGTAAGGGCTCAGGCTTGAAGTTTTTGTAATAATCGACGCTGTATCGTTCGCATTTTTGTCGGAGTTTGGCAAAGTCCGCAACCGTGCATTTCTCTTTCAACATGAAATACGATTCATTTTCAACTCCGAGTCCCCAGAACACCTTTTCTTCTTTTGATTCATATCGATCCATGTATTTCATGTGTTTGTCATCGATAATGTCTTGGAAGATATAGGAAATATTTGTGTTCTTATTTTTTTCCAGCTCCTCTGTTAATTCATCCTTTTCATCCTCGATTTCAACGACCAGATCGACTGGATTGGGGATAGGAACGGGAATAGGAATGGACTGAGGAACGACCGGATCAAGTGGTTGATCGATAGATTTCGAGGAAATACAACCCATTCCCTCGTACTATTTATGGTCATTGATTTTAAGGTATAATGAAACACACGTTATATGTAATCACATTCCACGGCGAGTTCAGATCCATCTGCTTGTTGTATGACACGAAAGGGTTTTCCGCAACCATGAATCATATTCTCCGAGACGAGACGGTCGCATTCTTCTTTGGATGCATGGGGTGGTATGGGTTCACCATTGGATACGTACACACCGTGTCGAAAAATGCGGCAATTCAATTCGTTGGGAAGAACAATGATCATTCCCTGGCAATGAGGGCAGACCAACTCCAACATGAATAATAAAAGCATAGATTAGAATGACATCTACTTTACGCACAAACGCAGCCCTTACGGCTCGCAATAAACCCCTGACGGGTGATACCAAGACATCGTTTGTCATTGATGATCATATGGGATGGCTGAAATGCGATGGTCGTTTGCTTGACAGAACCACGTATAATCTTCTCTTTCAGGTGATTGGAACTACGTTTGGAACAACGAGTGCTACAAACTTCAAGCTGCCCGATCCACAGGGACGCGTTATGGGATCCGTGGGTCCGGTGGTGGACGTGAATGGACGCACTCGTACCTATGCACCAGGAGACAGCGTGGGTGAATTGGATCATCAGCTGACGATTCCTGAAATGCCGAGCCACAATCATAACAACAATACACCTGCACAGCCCACAACCAGTGCTGGATATACCTCAAATTCTATGACGGGTATTACTCACAATGCGAATGGTGGTTCTGGTGGATTTGGATTGGTTAAAGCGGATGGATTCGGTACACCTGGCTCAATTGATAATTCTGGAGGTGAACTCAATACAGCTGCGGCTCCCATCGCATTGACCCTAACCGATCCAGGACACAGCCACACGATCGCATCGAACGGTGGCGATCAGTACCACAATAACGTTCAGCCAACTCTGTTTTACGGAAATACGTTTATCTACTGTGGTATTCCGATCTCGACAAATGGTGTATCGGCGGGAATGTTCCCTTACACCGTTGCTAGAAACCCTGTTCTCATATAAAAATAAGTTGATTTTGGTGCTTTTATATCTAACTTTTTGAGCACTTTTTATGAGTCGCCTGGTTCAACATCATCATGTTTTATGACTCGAACCCCTTTAATGATTCGAGACGGTTCCGCTATAACGCTGTGTACATCGTTATTCAACGGAGCACCCGCTTTTCTTCGAATCTCTTCTTGTTCACCAGGATCCATCTGGGATCGACTCATCCTTTCATAGAAGGCCTTGACATTAGGATGGGCTCGAAAGGAAACGGGATCGAAATCGTGGACATATAACGCCTCCAAGGATCGGACACGGGAAAGGGCGACGTACGCCTGACCAAACTCAAAGTTTCCGGATCCGATATCCACAAGGGCCGAATCCAAGGAGGATCCTTGTGCCTTATGAGTGGTGCAGGCCCACGCTAGGCGAAGAGGAATTTGGGAACGAGAACAGAATTCGTATTCTTCGATGGGCCAATGGTGATGACCGATCGGTTTACGTACGCCATTTATGAATTCTACGATGGGAAGATCGGTGGAGGGACAGAATCCGACCAGAACGCCACGGGATCCATTGACGAGACCCGCATCGGGTTCGATGTTGGCAATGAGCATGACCTGGGATTCTTGGATGAGTTCCAAGGAGATCGAATAGGATGAATCAGTATCGAATTTATTTAAGGCTTTCTGGAATTCTTCGTCGGACTCCAGAAATCCTTTAGGAATTTTACCGTCATAAACGAGTTTGGCGGCATAGGTTCTGCGAGGGCCGTTCAACGCTCTCAGATTGGATTCGTTGATGAGTTCGACTTCGGCACGTCGAGGAAATAAGAGAGTGGGGCGAATGGCCAGGCTACGCCAATCACGCCCTTCACAAGCCCGTAGAACCGCACATGATTCTTTCGTTAAGGCTCCCATACGAGCCTCTTTCAGGATCGTATGGAAGCGTTCGTCTTTTTGTCGTTGAATCTGAGTTAGTTCGATGCATACGTGGATACCTTCTTTCCATGCGTTTGCTTCAAAGGCGAATTGGGTGGATTCATCTCTGCGAGACACGGGAGGAAGTTGAAAGAAATCGCCGACGAGCATGATTTGCATTCCTCCAAAGGGTTTCTTGTTGGATCGAAGCTTTTTACCGAGATCGTTCAGCTTGTCCAAGAGTTCGGCGGTTAACATGGAGACTTCGTCGATGATGAGAAGATCGGTCATGAGCCAATTTCGCATGGCTTTTCGGTTCTTGCGGATTTTCATGTAGAGTTCACCCGCGGTTCCTTTTCCGAGCCCGATTCCCGCCCAGGAATGCAGGGTTTTGGCTTGGTGGCCAAGAAGGAGTGCCGCACAACCGGTTAGGGCACATAACTGAATGCGAGGTAGTTTGTTATCGCCCAGAAGACGCCGCATCATTCCTGGAAATTCGGTGTAGACGACGGATAAGAGATAGCTTTTTCCTACTCCACCACCGCCTGTGAGGAATACATTTTGTCCCTTCAAAAGGAAGTCAAGAACGGACCGTTGTTCTTCGGTCAGGGTTCCGATACGAGAATCCACCACTTCTGTTTGATCAATATGTTCTTGAAGATAAGTTTCTGCTTCTTCTCGTGTTTTGAAGCCTTTGAAGACCGCACCAGGATAACCTGATACCTGTTCGCTGGCTTCGGGCCAGGAGTCGTAGATACCAGGATGTTGTCCGTTGGCGACTGCGTAATACATGGATGGTTGTTTTCTAACAAAAATAAACTCATCAATTTTTAGCATTAATAACAATCAACAATACGACTAACATGTGATACAAATGAAGGTGTGGACATCATGATGTCCACCAGGTTTCCATATTCGTCTCGGTATCGAGACATATGCTCGTTTACTCTGGAAAAGTAGCCGACAAAGTCTCCCCCTGAAACATGTGGAACACGAATGCATTCATCTGAACCAGGTTCTCCATCGAGAGACAGGTAGGCCTCCAATGCACGTTCGTGATGGCTCTTTGCGAGTTCCCACTGTTTTCCTGCACGGCGAATGTAGCAATGTTTCTCTTGGATCATCGTTGTCCAATCAAACCGCAACAGATGCGTTCAATTTTTTATAGAATCGATCATGGCGAGAAGATGGGAACTGAAGGGATTCTTCCCTGTTTCGGAGATGGTGATAAGAGATTTCTGGTGAAGATCCTCAATCATATCATCTAAATCCAGCTCGGCATCTTCTTGCATGGAAGAACACTGTTTCTGAATACGTTCCAAAAGGACAATTGCTTGTTCGTGTGTGCTCTGAATTTGAATAAGTTGTGCATAAACTTCTTCAAATTCTTCTATTTCTTCGGTATCACTTAGAATGTCAGTTGTTTCGTTCTCTGAATCGCTTACTGGTGCTTCGCTATCAACGTCCGTTTTGTCGCTTGACATATTATGTTAAACACGCGATCCATATTTAAGTGGTAAACGGTGAACAATGGTACGCCAGCAAACTGATGGGTGTATGGTACGAAATGGTACATGTCATCGGACAAACGCCCTTTGCATCAAGGGAACGCCAAGATACAAACCAGTGAGGGGGCATAAATAGTGCGTTTCCAGGACGAAGAACAATATCGATGTATTTCAAGTCAGGTAAGAAGGGAGTATCCTTTGCGGTTATATCGGTTGGAACTCGGCCGACCCAGTCAGCAGGTAAGGCACTCTCGGCAGTTTCGGGTAGGATGGATACCAGGATTTCTCCATCAACGGGAAATAGACAGGTCCATGACGCAAATGTCTTTCGAAGTCCAACGGTTCCTGCCCAGCAGTGATATCGAGGAGTCATCCAGAATTTTAAGAAAGGAGAAAGGAGAGACGGATCGAGCCATTTCTTGGACCATACACGAATTCCTGATGTCGCAGCAATGGTTTCTGCTTGTGCATCCTTCCAAGGGCAGACAGAACCCGAATTTGACTGAGAGAGCCATTCTACCAACGTCATTTCTTGAAAGATAGAGAGGTTCTGGAAACAGGGGCGTGTCATAACATCGTCGTGGGTCCAGAAGGTAGCAGTCGGAATCCCTCGAAGGACAAGCGGTATTTTTTCAGAGAGAACAGTTCGTAGGGTATCACGCTGTTTCCATTCGATTTGATTGAGACGGAACTCGCAAACGGCTTGTTTATAAAAAAAAGTAAGGATGATAAAGATAATGCCGAGAATCAATATGATTTCCAACATGAAATCCCCTATAGACGCATATCAACAAAAAAACTTGGGCTTTCCGCATTAAAATCAAGCCTTGTGCGATCGTCGAGTTAATCCTAGTTGTTTCTTCTTGGGTTCCTCCTTTCGTCGTCTGGTCAAGGAAAGAGTACGTTTTTTGATGGGTTTTTCGGTCAGAGCCTGGACCAATTTGGAAGGAGTTTCATCAGAGGCATCCGAAGTGTGCGAAGTATGTTCATCATTCGGAAGCAAGAGTGCAAGCATCTTCTCCACCCATTCTTGAGGCAAACTGCCGGATTCAAGCGAATGAAGAAAGAAGGACTCCTCAGAAGGGACAACCTCTTTCAAGATCGTAATGATCTGATCCTCAATAGCATCAACGGAACTCAGATCTTTTTTTACAGACATATTCTGAAAACAGGACAACCATGTGGATTGATACAAAGGGTTCGGATGCGAAAGAATAAGTTGGGTATCCATGACAAAGCCGTATCGTAGACCAATCATCGAAAATTTCGTGTTCAAATCAATGGTAAAATTCGACCCTTTCAGGATTCCATCCGAATAAGTAAGGACCTCGTTGGCAATGTCTTCCATAATAATGAAGCACCCGTAGAGATGATTTTGTAATTGCAAAGAGGCTAGACCCTTTGATTCGGAGAGAGCACTGCGAATGGCGGTGTACTCCATTTCTAGTAGAATCCAGCCTTCTTCTTTCCCCTGTTTAATCGCAGAGTCTAAATCATCCACTACCATAAATACATAAGGAATGGATCATCAATTGGAGTTCTCCAATGGAACCGTTCGTCTAAATGAAGAGCAATTTCGGGTTGTCACCAGTCCACCCTCTGAAAATCAGCGGATTTTGGCCTCCGCAGGATCAGGGAAAACAACAACCATAACGGCAAGAATCGCGTACTTGGTACAAGAATATGACATGGATCCGAGCCGAATTCTACTCGTTTCGTTCAGTCGTTCGGCCGCCCAAGAGATGATTCATCGTGTTCATTCGTTGATCGGCCCCGTCCCAATGTATGCAGGAACCTTTCATGCACTCAGTAGCCAGATTCTTCGCGAAAAAGCGATGCAAATGGTGTCGGATCAACCGTTTATCGATGAACTCCCGTATCGCTTGCTTACATGGCTTCAAACGGAACCTGGTAAAAAATGGGCGAAACGATTCCAAACGATCATCGTAGATGAGTTCCAAGACATTAACGAAATTCAATGGGACATCCTTAAAGCCTTCTATCATCAATATTCAACCATGACGATCGTAGGAGATGATGCGCAGAATATTTATACATGGCGTGGATCGTCGGTGGATTTCATCTTATCGTTTCATGAAAAGATTCCGCGAGTCAAGGATTACCAGCTCTGTATGAATTATCGATCTGCGGAATCGATTGTGACGATTGCGAATTCAGTTATGCGATTCATCCCTACACTCCCCTTCAAGGAGAAGATGGTGGCGTTTACCAAAGGAGGCCGAAAACCGGATGTGCATTTCTTTTTTCGTGGATCGGATGAGCAGGATTGGATCGTGCAATCGTTGGAGAAACTGATTCGTCAGGCACCGCCTGAATTTCGTTTCGCAGTTCTTTCACGCTATAATTCGGATTTATTCAAGATCGAAGAACGACTTCATTTGAAGGGAATGCCATACAATCTCCTTACGATTCCAGGAGAGAACACGGGAAAGAAGAGGAAAATCACCCTGGCAACGATTCATGCCAGTAAGGGGCTAGAATGGGACATTGTGTTTTTCATGAATCTGCATGACGATGTGTTTCCTGCACGAAAGAGCGACGATGATATTATTTGTGAACGCCGGTTGTTCTATGTGGGTATAACGAGGGCCAAGAAGGGTCTCTATCTAACGTATTCGAGACAGGAGCGTTCTCTATCGAGATTCGTTCGTGAGATTCCTCGTCCCTTCCTTACGTTTCATAATGTCTCTTCGTTCAAACTCAGTACGAATGAATCGGCGGCAACCATGATGGGAATCGAGGATATGATAAGAGGATTGGATGGTGCGGACTGGAATCTTCTTCGATCGCGAGGGGATGTTCCCATCTTGAAGGCCAGAAAGACAGAGTCGATCTATCAGTTTGGACAACTCTTTCCTGTTCCTGAATGGGTCAAGCGTCTCGATGTACGAGAAACGTGGTATGAACTTCTTCGGTGGATTACTCTGAGGGAATGTGCACTTTATCAAAATAAACTGGATCAACTCTGTACTCCTGAGATTCAAGAGGCACTTCTGACACTTCGTGTGTATAAGGAGGATTTGGCGTTCTGGGAACTCTATGAGGCGGAGTTGGAACATATGGTGCATCGTTTTTTGAAACATAGTTATGAGATGCCGGCGTTGGAGTATTCCCAGCTTCAAACCTATGTTCTGACCAAATTGCCGCATTTGAATTGGTCGGTACAGGATATGTCGCGAGCGGTGGTCATTTTGGCGAAGATCAGGGGACAGCTTCGTCCGTTGCGTCATGCGGGATTTGATTTGAATGAGTTTGCATTTGGGATGGTACGCAATTCGGTTCCGACAGAGTTAAGGCCGGATGTCTTGGCGAGCTGGCACCGAATCCAGGATCCGAAACAGAAGACACATGAAATTCTGGGTGATTTGTGGAAGATTGCGACGATAAGATCGGTTATGGAAGGGAGAAACATTCCATTGTATCAAAGTCCGACGGTCGCCCCTCATTTACAGGAAATGGAGCAACAGAGTATTGTTCGTGCGATTGAAACGGCGATTCCGTTATGGGTGGCAACTCAGGATCAACCAACGTTTCATTTCATGATGGAGGCAGCGGGGATTCGACCCATCCGGTTTGATATGATGACAGAGCGATGTGCCTATGATATCTTTTTTGATCCATCGTTTGTTCCCAGTCAAGAAGATAACATACTGTTGCTACTGAAACAGTATGTGTATGAAGAATTATTTGACCGTGTTCTGGAATCGATTGGATTTGTTAACGTATCGACGGGAATGGTATTGCAATACGATGTGACGCCTACCATACGGGAGCAGCTGAGCCACATGTGGCAACACCTACAATGCAAATATCGTCTTGATTCGTCATCGTGCGAAGAGGTTTCATAGAACCAATTTCGGGGCGAATGACTGAGACGGATCCGCCTGGTTGCTGAAAGGGTCCGCGTGCACGTGCCGCTTGGACAGTAGGAGGAACCTGAGGAACTCCGCCGTGTGGCATGGGTTGTCCCTGAGGAAGACCATCCTTGTGAGAATAGTATTTCTGAGCCCCATAGCGATCCTGTTTGGTGGGATTGTTGAAGAGGCGACCGCTACGTTGGAAGTAGGAGGAATCGTTGGCGGAGCGGCAGGTTGTTCCGTCCTTGCGAAGAAGGGCCTGTGGCATGGACAGTTCAGAGACAAAGGCGTTGGAGATGGTCTTTCGATCAGGGAGGGTGCTTCCTGGAACGTACATATTGCTGGTCTGCTTGGGAATGTAGCTAGAGGTGGGGCACCAGGTATCGAGGCGGCGATCCAGAGTACGAAGAGAGGATTCTTTATCAATCGCCTCGGCGTATCGACCGGGCGGATAGAACTCTCCGCCTGTGGGAAACACCATATCTTTTGGTGGCATGGGAGCGGCAACGGGAGGAGCACTTGAAACGTATTGTTTGCAGACTTTTACCAGTGGACGGAAATCTTGTGGTAAGTCGACTTTTTGTTGAGGGAGAATATGACGGAGCATCTGTGTGGGATCCCAGTGGCTTTTCAGGCAAACAGGCGGAAACAAATCCCCTTCAACGTTTTGAAACGGAAATTTGCTAACAAATGGCGAGGGAGGTTGATTGCTCATTACTAGTATAAGTTAAAAAAAGATTATGAATTATTCGGATTATTCTTATGCGTAAAATGAATGTAGGGAGTGGAATCGGGATCGGCGGGAATAGGAACGGACGGACGATTGCCCCATCCTGTATTTTGATTGGCAAATCCGACTTGTTCATCGATCTGAAACGTGGCGTTCCATTCCTGGATGCTCAAGAAATAGGGGAGATAGAGCCAGGCAGGGGTGATGGCCTCGTCATCATAATAGATCTTGATATCGAGTTTATCGAGTCTACCGAGTGTATTCTCAAACACCGTTGGATTTTGAATAACGGTCTGGGATACACCGGTATCGCCGATCGCACCCATCAGGATTTTACCAGCAATCAGTTTGACTTGACCCGTTGTTTCATTACTCAAATTATAATTCTCAGGCATGGAGACATCCATATTGTTAAATCCTTGTGCGTCGTTGATCGACATAAGATAATTAGTATTCGAAGTCGAAGTAATTTGAGAAACGGTGCTGAAAATGTTAAATGCTCCAGGTGTCATGTTTAGAATTCCGAGACGATAAGACATGGAATTGATGACGGTGTTGACAGGAACACATGAATACCAGGAATTAATCATATTTCGAATGACGGTACAACAAATACTACTGCAATCGACCGTATCTGGAAAATTATAATAAACGGGGCGAGCTTCCGCAGGAGTCAAGGTGGAAATATTGAGACGGGTTGTCGCAGGAACTGGATCGATACGAGGTTCAAGTCCGTTCATGGGTTGTCCTGGAATATAGACGTTTTGATTGGTGATAAAAGAAACGGGGACTCCTTGATTCGACATATAAGAACGATTTTGAATCATGGAACTCGGTAGGACTCTGCTATATTTCTTGGAGACGTATTGATGATAGTCCGTATGAACCGAACCGTTGATAGAAGAGATCTTCGAGCTAGTGCTTTGAACGATGTGGTGGTAGCTGGACAAGGTACTATGATATTGAGCGAATGTACTGAAATGCATGGGGGTTCCAGTATAATTGTTAAAGATTCGCCCAATTGTACTTTTGAAGCAAAACATGGCATTGAAATCCTCATCGCATGACAAATCGGCTAGAGAAAAGGTAGATTGTGTGGTGGAATAGGTATCTCCTCCTTGGAACTGTAGACCAGATACCAGATGGTATTGTCCTAGCACCGTGCTCAAATTACGCTCCAAATGTTTGTAGATGGATTGATAGGAGGTTAATTCTGACTTGAGCGTCTGGAAGGAATATACGTTGAGATTGGAAAGAGACAATTCTTGTTGTAAAACGGATTGATACTGGTTTCCTAGATCGCGCTGGATGGATGTATGGAGGCTATCATGGATCGTGGTGAAACGTTTTTCATTTGAATTGAATGTCCATGTATATTTATTAATATTCCTAAGTTCAAAGGTCAAATGAGGACGATAGTTCTCCAATGATTCGCGATTGATGAGACAGAGTTGATAATAAAGGGGTGAATCGAGACCCTGGAATGGACCCATAACCGCGGCGGCCATATCATCGTATGCCATTCCCGCAGTTTGAAGAAAGGGTTGAGCACGGCCGGTGGCGATAACCTCTTTCAAGACAGGGAAGTAATAGGCAACAAAGGCGATCTCTTCCGTTATTTCAGGGAGGGAATCGATATAGGGCTGGGTATAATATGAATTCATGATATTCTCCTTGGAGTGCATTCCAAAATGTTGATTGGTGGTTCTAGAAATGTAATTATCACCAGGTTCATTGAATAATATGGAGATATAACGGGTATTCATAAAAATATCTTTAAAATCGTCGTAGGAGATGAGATTCAATGGAGGGGTTGAATTGGCCTGAAGAGTGAGTTGCTGTGCCAGTTGTGTGTCGGTATAGGTTCCTGTTGGAATGGAGAGGGCCGTTAAGAGGGGTTCACCCGAACCATTCACTCGTCCTTGTTCTACCATCGCAACGGCATTGGATGCTGGAATGCAACTCGCAATCGCAATGCAGACGGAACTGCATTGAGGACGAATATTGGAATCCATCAACAATTGTATAAGCGAACTGGTAAAAAGGGTAGACGCTTGCACGTTGCTTGCATTATTGGGAAAGGACATTTGAACCAGTTGAAACTTGGTAACATCTTTATAAACACGTGGCAGTTTGATCTGAAAACGAAAGGGAGTAGGAAAGATTCGCTTGTCCCGATTGATTGATTTGATACTGACCAGACTGGTTTTAGTGGTTTTGGGTGGATCCAAATAGAAGTGATCGGCCAGCGACCGAATATCCGTCTTGGTATCGTACGGTGCACCGACAGAAGCCGACGAATATTTATTTTGCTGTTCGACGGTATTCATGCTGGGACCTGCCGTACGAAGAATGGCGTATCTGGGGTCCTTTTCGGCACGAATTCGTTCGGTATCATCCTCATTGTGTTCATCCTCCGATTCGTCGGTTTCCTTATCCGTTCCTTCATCCGATTCTTCCTCCGTTTCATAAGGTCGATAGTAATGGGTCGGTCGACTCATTCTTTCCCTATCTTCTCTATTCTTCTTTATTCTCTTTACGAACCCGCCATATAAAGAAATGGAATATGATAGAAGCAATGGCGGATATCTTTATACAGAAAGATAGTGCAAAGGCAGCCAAACAGCAAAAATCAGCCGATAATTTTGCGTCAAATAATAACAACCCCTTTCTGGTATCTCCGTATTCTCCTGTTAACTTGGGTGCATATGCTACTAATAATACCGTTAATGACATTTCTACCATTATTTCATCCTTGATCGGTGATTTGAACTCGGTTATTGATGTTCCTACCTCCAAGCTGGCGATTTCAACCATTACATCGGTTCCATCGGATTCCAATCAGAAGGTTACCATAAGTACGAACCGTATGGCAATTACCGCAGTCGAAGAGCTTACATTGTATAGCAATCTCGGTATTAATATACAATCACTACAATCAACGACAATCAATGCTCCATTTGTTAATATGTCGCAAAACCTGAAGGTCGGGAATTCCATATATGTTCTCTGTTCGATGAATGTGGTTAGTACCATAACGGCAAATGCAATGACTGTAAAATCACTCGTGTTCTCAACGGCATCAGGATGTACCATTACAGCGTTCAGTGCGGCAACGAATGATCTCACGACAGATTCCATGAACTTTTCCAGTTTGACAGGTAGCACCATCAATACAACAAATAGTAATATATCATCTCTTAACTTTTGGGAAGGTAATGCAACCTATTTAACGGTGAAATCACTCGTGTTCTCGACGGCGTCAGGATGTACGATTACCGCGTTCAGTGCAGCAACGAATGATTTGACCACGTCGGTTATGAACTTTTCGAGTTTATCGGGAAGTACGATGTTTTCTAGGACAGCGACCGCCAGTTTTCTCAATGTGAGATCTACTGCAAATGTCTCCACTATTTCTGTCACGAACTTGGATGGTAATAATGTGAACATGTCAACGCTTGGCATTAGCACCATCACTACCAGCAGTATTAATGCAACAGGTGGAGTAACAGCGATCAATGTATCGAGTCATACGGGTAGTACAGTACAAGGATTTATGTCGACATTGATCACCAGAAATCTATTTTATTCTACCTTGAATGGAATTAACATTTCAACCATCAGTACGATCTTTTCAAGTCTAACGGGAAGTACCACTAGTACAACGTATTTACAGGTAGCGAGTGTGGGAACACTTTCTTCCATTAATGCATCCAATATAACGTTTTCTACCCTATTGGGAAACACAAGTAATTTCTCTACTGTGAACATTTCAACGTTAAATGTCAGGGATGCATCCTTTTCTTCCATAACGGGTAATAATATCCTGACATTTTCTACCGTGAATACAAACTATCTTTCTACCAATCATATTTCTACAGTGAATATTTTAGGAAAGGACGCGTTATTATCGACGATGCAACTCAGTACGCTAACGGCTTCGACAGCAATCGTATCTTCTCTGAATGGAAATAATGGAATATTTTCCACAATGACACTCAGTACGTTAACGGCATGTACCGTCAATGTTTCTTCTCTGAATGGAAATAATGGAATATTTTCGACGATCACACTCAGTACGCTAACGGCTTCGACCGCAAATGTTTCCTCTCTGAATGGAAATAATGGAATATTTTCGACGATCACACTCAGTACGCTAACGGCTTCGACCGCAAATGTCTCTTCATTGAATGGAAGCGTTGTGGTATTTTCTACGATGGTGCTTAGTACGCCCCTCACCCTAACTGGATTGAATGGAATAAATGGAACATTTTCAACGATGACGCTCAGTACATTAACGGCGTGTACGATCAATGTTTCTTCTCTGAATGGAAATAACGCGTTATTATCAACGATGCAACTCAGTACGCTAACGACTTCAACTGCAAATGTTTCCTCTCTGAATGGAAACAATGGAATATTTTCCACCATGACGCTCAGTACGCTGACGGCATGTACCATTAATGTTTCTACGCTGAATGCGTATTCGACGCTGAATGGTTATGATGGAGACTTTTCGACGTTGTTTGTGAGTACTCTGACAACCTCGACTTTGATCTCCTTGTCTACGATGACAGTTAACTCGACTCTGAATGTTCGTTCGACGCTCAATGGATACACGGGTTCGTTCTCGACCTTGTTTGTGAGTACATTGACAACCTCCACTCTGATCTCCTTATCTACGATGACAGTCAACTCAACACTACAAGTGAACTCATCACTATTTGGATCAAGTATATCAGGATCCACTCTAACAGTTTCAACACTGTTTGGTCTCAATATGACGGGTTCTACTATTTCAGGATCCACTATATTTGGATCCAGCATATCAGGTTCTACAATGACTGTTTCAACACTATTTGGATCTAGTATCATAGGGTCAAGTATCATAGGTTCAACCATACGTGGAACAAATGTCATTGTTGGCTCATCTCTTACCCTTTCTAGTATTATAATCAGTCCCATAACTGGTGTATCCAGTGCATCACTTGGAAACCTAACACAATTTTATATTCCAATTGTGGTAAATGGATCTACATTTAATATTCCATTATATAAGGTATAATGCCTGATCGGCCGAAACATTCATGGGGAACCCATCTATGGGCATTCATTCACACCATCTCAATCGTTGACTTCGAGGATGAAGATGTACAAGTACGATTTGCAAAAGAAGCAATCGATAATCTACGAGGTGTAGGAGCATGCATCCCGTGCCACCGCTGTCGAGCACATTACGATTTATTTTTTCAAACCGAGATCGAAGGAAGAGATCGGTTTGGAAGAATGGAACTGTTTCGACTGTTTGTTGAGTTTCATAATACGATTAATCAAAAACTTAGAAAATCTGTCCTAGAATATGAAGAAGCACATTCGCTATGGATAAATTAACGAATATACATTTCAACACGTGCACTGCGATTGATACCCGTTGTATCCTGACAGCATCCGATCTGATCTCCTGCGGAAAGGCTCTGTAGGGTTCCCCAGTTTGCATATTGACCAATTCCTCCAATCACATCGTTTGATCCCCAGTCAAATTCATTATTCCAAGCGAACCCCCATCGAACTCTCGTATTATAAAATGACGTAAAATTAATACCATAAAACGCATTACCGAGTTGACTGCTAAAGGCGGTTCCTTTTTCCACTCCCTTTGCAGTTCCAAACGAAACATTGCTTGCGGTTGAAAAATAACTAATGAGTGTCTGTTTGACACCCGCGTTATAATTATTTTTCATCCAGCACCAGTTATTATATGTAGAAAGACTCAGACTACCACCTGTACCGCCACTATAATTGTATGGAATATCGGGCCATAAAGCGAGCAAATCTTTGGAGGGAAAATAGTTCATGGTACTGAATTTCGCATCTCCGTCATTACGCGTGTTATCGGTCGCATTCAGAGTATTAACGGCCGTCCAATATGTTGAATCGTAAGAAAACGTTGTTCCAGTAGTTGCCTTCATGGCCATCATCCATCCGCCGCCATCTACTGTGGAATCCATGATACAATATATTTGCGTTGCCCCCACCGTGGGAAGATTGATCCAATACACACCGTTTGTATTAGTTCCAGTTAGGTTTTTAATGTAGAGTGCACTGGGTGCCGCACGATCAGAGGTCGATCCATCAAAGTAGGTATACAATGTATTAAGGGTGGATCCTGCGTAGTTGGTGGATACAATATAAGTAGACCCAGTGGAATAAATATCACCTCCGTCATTAAAACCAGGTGCACCATAGGGTCTTAGAAATTGGGTAAGACTAGATGCATAGGGACCTAGAAATGCATTCGCAGTATAATCACCGTTCGGTTCTGAATGTGGAATATCTCGTAAATACCATAAACCGCCATCCTTACATCTCCAATCGGGTACACCGTTATACGATCCTGCCGTCGAACCACTGTTTCCATATCGTGGATCAAACATGGCATAACTAACATAACTTCCACCAGATGTCGTCTTATAAATAGGAAGAGCGGGCATCCATGTTTCATAATTGCTAGCGAGTGTGGTATGAACATAATTATAAATGGCTCGCCAATGATCCTGGCTGCGAGGGATCATCAATTCTAGTCCAAGGGCGGTTCCTGAATGGGTTTGTGTTATGTAATTGACACTGGTTCCACCTGTTATGGCATAAAAATCATATCCGCCATATTTTATGTCGACATACATCTGCAACGCATTCGGCATGGTGGCCGATTTAATCCAATAGTACCCGTTGGGTAGCCATGGATTGGCGGAATAGATCGCATACCCGCTGGTAGCTGGATTGGAAGAGGTT